GTTCCAAATGAGCCCTAGCACTACAAAATGCGGGAGTTTGGAAGACACTGGAACAGCTGCTATAATTGCCAGAACAATGAATATCACCATTGAGCTCTTGGCTAAATGCCAAGCGTCTGGTCTGTATTTAGTGAGAGGCAGAAACTTGACATACTCCCAACTGATTGATTTACACCACCATTTGGGATTGAGCTTAGAGAATATAGACTTCTCAAATGCAGTTTCATATTCTACACTATCCATCAGAGCGTTACACGCTGCTGCCAGAATTAGAAATGCTGCTGAGAATATCATTTCTGGTAGCAATCGTAAGGTCCTCCAACAATTAAGCAGTTCTTTCTGAGACTGTCCCAAATGGGTTTAACAGATCCAGAATCCTTGATGATCTGATCTACATGGGATTTCTCCAGCACCTTGTCATTGTTCCATCTGATTTGACTAGGTTGCCAGAAGAAGGAGGCTAATCCTCCCACCAGAAGAATAAACAGAAGAACATTGCTAAAAGCTCCAATCTTGGGGAACCAGCTAGCATTAGTTCCTGCTCCTAAAAGGACAGCAACAAAGCCTAGTAAAAGGATGATTCCAATAATCACCCAGGTCAAATGATCACCTCTTTCAGAGGCAAATTCTAAAGACTGTTTCCATGTAGGAGACAGTACAACTTGTGTTGAATCTAACATTGGTTTATTTTTTAAGGGTTATTTTCCAAAAGCTGCTTATGCCCACATTCGGTTGACCATCAGCGGTTAAGCCAGCATTCAACCCAAAGATCTGATCTTTCTTGTTCTTAAACAAGAGCCCAGCATTAATTTGGTTAACTAAGTTAGTTTTATTTCCCTCAAGACCACCCCCCACATACAGCTGATTCACCTTAGGAGCAGGCTTAATAATCGTTTCTGTTATGATGGGATATTTGACATTAATCCTATAGCCACGCTTGAGAAGCATGTTCTGGCTAATAGTGTCTGTCACCTTCACATATCCAATAGTGTCAATTCTAACACTATCAGAATAGAGGTTTGTGGAAAGGAATTTATTTACAACTTCTTGATACTGAGCGAGTAATCTATCATAGTTGGTATCAGGAAGGTAGTTGTTAATGATTGTATCATGGGATACATCAACAGGGATAGTCTTGATGATCTGAGGTTTGCTGTTGATGGTGCAATCTTTAATGATCCATGTGGTGTCTCTAATAATTGTAGGTGCTTCAGAAGGCTTGCCAGGCTCACATCTCTGGAGAAGCACAATTGCTAAGAGTGCCAGTGTGATAAGACTCAGGTAGTTTTTTTGGAAGTAGGTCTTCTTTTTGTATGGCATATATGTGTGGTTACTTAATGTGCGAATAAAGGTCCAGAAGGTATTGGATAATCATAGCAGCAGCTAAAATTAAACCCACTGTCCATGTGAGCTTCTTTTTAAACTCCTCTTGCTTCTCCACTTTCTCTTCCAATCCTTTGATCTTCTTCTCAAGAAGCTCAATGCTATTAACCACCCCACCAGCTTTGGTGAGTGGATTACCCATGATAGCTTCAATAACCTGTGTGAGCTTATTATCTATGGAGTTCATCTTCTCCTCTAGATCGTACAGACGTTGATCCATGCTCTTAAGTTCCTGTTTTACAGATTCTTCAAAAAATTGTTCCATTGTTACATGGGATGTGTTTATAAAATAATAGCACACCCCTCCCTTCCGAACTGGGATAAGTGTGCTATGTAATTGAAAATCAATTAGTTATCTATAGGATATCCCTAAGATAACAGTTTGGTGGCAAATATAGGATAATGAAACGAATTATCCAAATTTATTTTTTCTCCTCACCAAACTTATCAACAAGAGTTTGGTATGCCTGAAGAGCAATACTTACTGTCTCAGCATTTTGGAAGTTTCCACGCTGAATAGCTAGGTCGATAACTTGTTTGATTACATCAATTGCTTGTTTTTCTGTCATAACTGATTGGTTTTTAATTGTTTATTAAATAAGTGTAAGATTGAGTTTAGCTGCAATCAAAACATAAGCCTCATTATTCACATCACTGCTCTCATCCCAACTATCATACTCTGCCCCACTAAGAGAAGAATTACCATTGGTTAGAACAGTGTTCGTTATGTTTCCCTCAGGATCAACGGTTTGATCAATAAGCTCATAATAGAACGTTGCAGAACTACTCAAATCGTCTGCAATAATACGCAAATTAAATTGATTTGCAGCTTTTTGTTCCCCATTTACCCATACATTAACCGATTCAATTGTTTTCATTTTGTTTTTATTTTAAGAGATTATACACTTGTTATTGTTTCCCAAGCGGTAGTATAAACGCATAGTTTGTTCAATGTTGTATCATATACAACAAGACCTGCTGCTGGACTTGTGATGGCATTCTTTTGTGTTGTTGTCATTCTCGGAGGTAGAAATCCTTTTGTGGTGCTTGACACATCCAACAAAGCAGATGCGTTTGGTGTGGCAGTTCCTATTGCAATAGTTCCACTATTTTCTATGCTAAAAATTTCAGTACCACTTGTATTTCTAAATATAGCAGCATAAGAACCTAATGCTGTAATATCCATTCTTGTGGTATTTGTATTTGCCCAAGCTGTACCAAAAAACCAAGTCCCCCCATTGTTTACGCCAGCATAATAAGCATTCGATTGATTATGAAAATATATTCTGCCTTGAATAAATGTTAAGTTTGAGCCACTACCTGAATATCCGATTGTATATGCTCTTAACCCAGATGCATAAATTGACATATAATCACTCGCACCACCTGTAATCCTTATTTCACCATAGTTTGTAGATTTAGTAAATGTTGTTACATCACTCATTCTCGCAGTACCGTTGACATCTAATGCGTATCCAGCATTTACGTTAGTTTTAATTCCTAAAGAACCATCAGAAAAAAATGCACTTTGTACTGTACCACCGCTATTTTCAATTTGCAAAGAATTAGCAGTTTGAGAAGCTATGTTTCTCACCGCAAGAGTAGCAGCCGTAGTTGACCAAATGTTAATAAGTGTAAAATATCTACTCAACTGGTTTGTTGATGTTCCGAATACCCACCTTCCATTACCACTATCAAAGTTCCAAGAATTGCCTCCTATATTGCCAGTGAATAATGCAGTTCCAGTAAATCTCGAAGTTCCCTGAACATCTACTCGATATCCTGCATCTGTTATTCCGCCCACGATTAAATTCCCACCTGTTGTCAATCTTCCCAATGCAGCACCGCCACTTATTGCACTTCTCCAAATATGTCCATTTGCAGAACTTATAGCATAAGCATCATTACCACCAATTTGCATATTTATAGAACCTGCACTATTCAAATTCATTGTAGTTCCTGACCTTCCGAAAGTATATCCACCACCACTAAAAAAGTTGATTGTTGGAGTATTAGAATAAAGGTTGATTGTTCCCGTTGTTCCATTATCCAAACGCAATTCTGTTCCGCTTATACGAGTAGTTCCGTTGACATCTAACTTGTAGCCTGCGTCTGTGACTCCTACTCCGATTCCGAGATTGCCAGTTGGGAATAATGCCATTTTAGAATCTCCACGAGAACCACCAGACGCAGCATTAATACCACTAGCAAAAAACATTCCTGCCTCACCTATATTTATCCATCCAACCAAACTACCTGCTGCACCTATCCTTGTCCAACTATTATTACCCACATCTGATGGGTAAGCATTATTACCAATAAATGTTGCTAATGATGAGAAATGTTGACCGTATGTAGCCCAAGTTCCTGTTAGAATAAATGGACTTGATGAACCAGTAAATAGTGCTTGTGCAGTATTTTGTGTTGAATTAACAACGTGCAGTCTTGCACTTGGGGAAGTAGTACCTATACCTACGTTTCCGCTATTGTTTATGTATAACCTCTGATTCCCTTGTCCATCTGCTAATATGATTGTATTGGAGAGGGAAGAGGAAAGACCTGTGATTTGTGAACCTATGATAGTGTTGTAGGAGCCTGTGGTGATACCGTTACCTGCTGAGCCTGTTCCGATTATTGTGTTGTATGTACCAGTAGTGATGTCATAACCACCATTATATCCGATACCGATGTTGTTGCCACCTGTTGCAAAGTATAAAGAACGCATACCCAATGCAACCTGATTCACCCCACTCGTATTTGAATATAGAGCCTCGTTACCGATTGCAGTATTGAAATTCCCACTTGTATTGTATGCAGAACTTGAACCGATTGCGGTAGTTCTACTTGATGCACTTGATGTCCTTAACGCATCTTGACCTACTGCTACATTCAATGTACCTGAACCAGCAGAAAGCATTGCATTTGTTCCTATGGCTACACTTAAAGTGGGAGTTGCAGATTGCATAGATGCTCTACCAACTGATACATTTTGACCTCCTGTTACATTCGCAGCCATAGCATTTGTTCCGATTGCTACGTTGAAATCCCCAGTTGTATTAGCTACTAATGCACCACTTCCCACAACCGTATTATTAGCAACACTTCCCCCTCCTTTACCTACTGTCAATCCGTTTATGTTGGCATCTAAGGTAGAACGGAAAGTTCCCGACACATCGAGACGATAGCCTGCGTCTGTTGCACTACCACTACCAGCTATTACAACATTTCCAGTAGAGTTAAAAGCAGTTATATTATTACCTTGATATACTCCACTTGAGTTAAATCTACTTACAATGAAATTTCCATTATTACCATCGTATGCAAACGTGTATCTGTCATTACCTGCAATCTGAAATCTAAACCCACCAAATGTATTAGAACCGCCATTATTATTAAAAACTAAAAATGCACTTGTTGGGTTATACAATGTTACAGGATAACTTGCACTCGGAGTCGCAGTACCAATCCCTACACTCGTTCCATTATCAAATATCTGTGAGTTCCCCAATGCAGTAGAACCTGTCCACTTAGGAAGATAGTTAGTAGTACCTGAACCTGAAACTCCACCAAGACCTGACAAGGTGTATGTAGGTACGTTTAATGTAGAACCTACTAAAGTGGAAGAGCCTGAGTTACCTGTTGTAGTTAATGTGATAGCATTCTGCTTCGCATTAAATGTTACCCAGTCTGTATTGCTAAGCTTTCCTGTATTCAGAGCAGATGCTACAGGAAGATTGAATGTATGTGTAGCTAGAGCAGATGAAATGGTGAAATCTGTACCAGAAGTTCCTGTTGTGAAATATTGTACCTGTGCAGTGAGTCCGTTAAGGGCTGTAAGACCTGTTGTAAATGTTGTAACTATTTCTGCAAGGTTGGTACCTTCTGTACGAAATGTGATGGTTTTACCACTATTATTTACGTACACTCTTACAGCCAGTCTGTCTGTAACAGTGAGAGCTGTTGTGGGTACAGATATAGATGTGTAATATAAGTCTACACTAGCTCCACCAGTGATTGCTTCTGGAGAGGCAGATCCAGAAGAAATCAATGTAAAACTTACACCATCATACTTATAGAGCTCTACATAGAAACTAGGAGACCCTCCAGCTGAGTCAGCATTCATGTAAAACTGAATATTCCAACTACCAGAAGGAATACTAATCAAAGACGGGTCAGCAACATCTGTTATAAAGCTAGCTATGTATCCATTTGCTGCTATAGAGAAGTTTGTACCTGTTCCTGTGATAGATGTCCTACTCATCTGGTAGTATGTGGTTCCTCCAAAGGTTCCTTGGTTAATACTACCATTTAGATAATAAGCCACTGAAGATCCACCACCTGTAGATCCTGGAAAGTCAGCAAGTGTACCATCCCCTCTAATATACTGACTAACCAGACCAGCAGCTGTGACATTTATTGTACCAGCTGTTGTAATAGGGCTGTTTGCAACACTAAATGCTGCAGGCATTGTTAGCCCTACAGATGTAACAGTTCCAAAATAAGTCTCTGTATAATCAGGAATATTAAGAACATTCCCAATTAATGTAGCAGGACCAGTGGTGCCTATAGTTGTAAGAGATAAGTTGGTGAGCCTTTTTACAGCCCCATACTTATCCACAACTATCACTCTTCCATTATCTGTGAATGTATATCCTTGATTATTTAACTTCTGTAGCATTTAGCTCGCTGTTGCTGTAATAGAATAGGTTGTTCCAGGAACATCAGAAATGAGCTGGATGTAGTCACTATTATTTAGAACATACTCTTCTGTATCCCTAATAGTATCACCAGCATCGAGTGTAAGTTCATAGATGGGAATCAATGATACCGTTATAGGATCAAAAACAAATCTATTAAACGTAAGCACATAGTTTGAACTTGCATTGTTTATAATAATGCTGTGTATAACAAGTGACAGTCCTGTACAAGTGATCTTTGTACTTCCTGTTGTAGACACTATTCCTTGGTAAGTTACGTTTGCCATAATTATCTGAATCCATATTTAGATTGCACTCTAAGTCCTAAGTCTTTAGCAAGCTCAGGATAAAACATTGGTAACCAACTAGATGCCTGGTTCGTAAAAGGAACAGATTTCATAGCATACTTAATTACAAAGTTCTTTTCTTCCAGTTCCTCGTCACCAACAGCTATGTAGTAGTTCTCCAACATGAAGTTCTTAACAGTTTTAGTGGCATTATCCAGAAGACTAAGTGATGGGAAAAGTCCTCTTGTGAATCCTTTTATCGCACTGCTAGGATCATAGAAGTATCCAATCTCATCTCTTAATTTATCTACAGCCTTTAGAGCATATCTCCACTGGTTCTTAGTTGCTTCATCTTCATCATCGTCTGGCATATTTGCCTTAATTCCTGCATACAAAGCCCAAAGAGCAGCGTAGAACAATAAGTCTAATGCAGCACTTTTTGTATTCTGTCTAACCAGATCAAGAAACTCATTCTCATCCATCTCAAGAGTTTTACCTGTATCTGTTTCATATTCTGATTTCTTTTTCTCGTAGAGCTCTCTCATGAAGTTCACACCTCTATCATTAGCTACAAGGATTCCTCTAAGGTTTCCAATTGCTCCAACCAGGTCTTCAGACAACACTCTGAATACCATTCTAGATCTTCCCCACTCATAACCATCTGATGCCCAGTTGTATTTCAGGTTACCAATACGAACATCCACCAGACGAGGAATCCAGTTCTTGAACACCATGAAAGACTTACCATATATGGTCATGTTAATCTTTCTAAGGTCATCCTCAGATAGGTTACCCATTGCATCCTTGCTGAGCTGTTGTACCTTTCTTCTAAGCTCAATTACGCTTTCAGAAGATCTCTCAACACCAGGGATTTCAATTACACCATCTTCGAGTTTAGCAAGCTTGATTACACCCTTTTCCTCAACAAGCTTTTCTACATCTTTTTCAAACTCTTGCTCCAGAGCTTTTCTTTCAGCAGCACTACCCTTATATCTATCAGCGTATTTGGGTTGCTCTCTGAGATATTCTCTAGCATTAATCACTTTGCCATCAAGAACAATAGAGTTTTTGAGGAAGCTGTAGAAGTTCATTGTTTGAACGTTCAAGTCAGAATTTCTCATCATTACCATCAAGAAGTCCTGAAGAGACTCCTGACTAAGCTTATTCAGAGATAACTTATTGATATACTCTCTGTTATAGTCATCTGTGAATGGAAGGAAATATTGAGCAAGAGCAATCATCTTCTTCTTGTCAGCAAAGCCAAACTTGTTCATCAGAATGATTGCCTCTGTAGAAGCATAGTCTGCTTTTGTGAAATACTTACCAGCATTGATCAAAGCTTGAGCATTACCACCAAACAAGTTAGAGGTTGCTGAAAGAGGGTTGAAACCAAGCGTGGTAATTTGAAAGGTGTTGTTAAGTTGATTGACAATCTTGTTTAAGCTAAGCTGTCTACCACTTAAGTTTTCTGGGAATATCTTTCTACCAATCTTCTCATTTAATCTTTCTCCTAATTTGCCCATTGTACCAAGAGCCATGTCAAAGTTCTCACTATCCAAAAACTTCTGACCGTATACAATAGCATTCATCATGTCCTCTACAAGCTGAGCATTATCATCATTGTGATCAACATAGTCAAGCTTTCCATCTACATACTTACTCTTTCCAAAGAAAGATGTTCTGATTGCTTTCTTGTTTCTTTCTATAGCAACAAGAGCTCTCACCTGATCTTCAATATCAGATAGGTATTTATACTTAGTTGCAAACTGGTTGTACAGTCCCATTGTACGGAAGAGATCTGTACTCATTTCTCCTTCCACCTCTTTTGTAAAGTATCTGGGAATAGTACTAATAGGTCTACCTGTTTGTGGGTCAGTTTGACCAAACCCTATGTCTCCCTCATCAATAGAGATGTCTCTCATCATTTGCTCCACCGCATTTATACTGCCTCCTGTAATAAGTCTCTCCATCATGTTCTTTCTCACAAATGGCAGGAACACTCTAGCCTGACGAGCATTGATATATCCAATCTGTCTGTATTCTTCGTTCTTTTCTCTAATGTAATTATAGAAATCTTTAGCAGGTTTGTTCTCAGCCTTGTTGAGTTCTTTCCACTCCTTAGATTCCCAGGTTTGTCTCTTCGGGAACTTGTTCACAAAATCATACAAAAGCCATCCTGGAGATTCTGCTGTAGAGGTGTTAAACAGATTTTGGATGTTTCTTTTCTCGTTAGATATTTCCTTAGCAATCTCCTCATCTGTACCAATTCTCACCTTGTTCTCAATTCTTTCAAACTCCTCTTTTTGCTTCTCTCTGAGAAACTCATTGTAAGCTGCTACATCAATGTTCTCTCTGATCCAGTTAAAGTCTTTCTCTTCAATCTTCTTTTTGAGAGTCTTGTAGAACTCAGGATTGAACTCATCAATCAGCTCGTTCTTATCTTTCTTCTTGATGATATTGAAGTATTGTTTCTTTGAAAGCCCCTTGCCAGATGCCCAAGCATCATAAGCTTTCTTAAGAGCTGCAAGTTTATTCACCTCATTGGATGTCTCAAATCCAGCCTTGGCAAATGCAGCATTTGCTTTTCTATAGAGAACACCAATTGATTTAACTTGTAAGGTGGCAGTGGAAGAGAACTGTCTAGTGATTCCTTTAATCACTTTCTCAGGGAGCAACAAGTTATCTACACCAACACTTTTAGCAATGATATCTTCTGTAAACTTACCTAATGTATCTCCCACCTTTCTACGCAAACGCCCAGCAGTATCAGAAGCTGTTCTCAAATCAAGCTGAAGCTTTTCATCTTTCTCCGAAAGAGTGCCCTCAAAAATACTTTCAAGATCAGAGTACATCGATGCATATGTCTCAAGAGCATCTTCCATAACCATCAGATCATCAGCATAATCATTTAACTCCTTCTCTGTGAATGACTTAGGATCTTTTCCTTCATATTTTTCTGCAAATACAGCAACAGTTTTTTCCACCTGCTTGTTGAAAATCTTAGCCTGACGGATCAGAGGCTCAACATTTGTTTTCATTTGCAAGTGTCTGATTGCTTTGAAGAGCTCATTCAGCTGCTCATTCTTACTAAGTCTTTCTGAAGGAAGTGCTTTCTTCTCAGATATCTTTTTATACAAAGTGTTTAGCTCAGCAATCTTTCTATCTACATCAGGGTTTCCTGTTTTCTCTGCTTCCAGACCAACAGGAATTAAGAAGTCTTCTGTAATGTTCTTCACATTCACATCACCAATCTTGATACCCATGAGCTTAGGGAGAATGTCTTCTTTGGCATTTCCTTTAGAATACATAGCCTGAATGGGAATCATTCTGGTTTGCTTAAAGTTCTGATTCTGAATACCGTACACCTGTTGCAATATTTGTTTGTATTGCTCCATCTGTGTACGCCAAGAACCCACCTTATACCAAGGAATCTCTTGATACTTATCAATATTGATGTCCATGAACTTCCAGTCAAGCACACTTGTGTTGCCATCAGGATCAATAGCTAAGAAGTCAATAGTACCAGCAATCCCACGCTTAGCATCATACACTGTAGTTTCAGATAGAAACACTGTGCCCTTGGGAAAGGAATTAAGACGCTCAATCATGTTTGCTTTGAGAAGCTCATACATGTCTCTATTGTCACGATCAAGTCTAGACTGATATCCACTATCGTCTGAAGGAGTTTCTTTCAGCTTACCGTTCTCATCTACCAGAATACTAAGAATATACTCTATATCCTTGTGACCAGCTGTACCCTTCTCAGCTTTTAAATCATCCACAGCCTTTTGGTAATCACTCTTGGTAAGATCTCTATCTCTGAATCTTCTCTCATACCAATCATTCACCAAATCTGTCACTCTTCGACCAATCTTCTTACCATCTATATAATAACCATCCTCTTTTTTCTCAATCTTGGAACTGATTTCTTTCAGCTTGTTAATCACCCTACCCTGAGGGCTAAGTTGGAAAAACACTCTATCTTCAGCAACTCTGATGTCTTCAGCAGTGCCTTCAAACTTACCAGCCATAATATCCATAGCCACCTGATCAAACCCACTTCTTGCAAACAGGTTCTTGATCCACTGGAGAATATCATCCCACCACTGTTGAATCTTAGACTTGGTCTCAGTGGTTTCAATAGATCCTTCTGCTTGTTTAATAATAGTTTGTGCAAGCACCTTGGCAATAGCCTCTTCTTTCAGCTTTAATACATCAGGCTTACCTTCCTTGGTTTGGTAATTAGGATCAGTGCCATATTGAGCAAATACTTCAGACAGAGTCTTTGTACCATTGATCTCCTTGAGAAGCTGCTGATAGAGCTTGGGATTGGTTTGCTTGATAATTTCAACAACAAAGTGCATTGCTTCCTCAGGAAGAGCTTGAGCCTCTTTACCCTCTACCACCTGAATGAGCTTCTGCATAACCATGGCTGCTCCATCAGCATCCATTTTTTGTCCATCCACTACAATATTCTTAACAGCTTTAATATCAACACCAATGTCTTTGATAAACTGCTTTACAATTTTTAGCACTTTGGGAGAGGCTGTTGCAGTAGCTGTTCCTTTTTTCTGCAAAAGGATAGGTTGCGCTTCTCTTTCAGGAACAATACTTATCTCATTCCACTGATTACCATATTCATCTGTTACCACCTTAGGACTGTATCCCTGCTTCTTCAGAACATTGGCTACAGTGGTTTCATAGAAGTTAAAGATAGGCTTGAGAGCACCAAATCCTTCTCTCTCTACTCTTTCAAGTTCTTGTTTAAGCTGATCTCTTTCTTTGATAAATATTTTTTCACTAATAGCTGTTTCTGCACTCTCCATGGTTCTATATGAACCAACCATTTCCGTTTTTGTATCTTTCTGACGAAGTCTATAATACTTTCCTGTGGAATCAACAACTTCAATAATCTCAAGGTTTTTATTCTTTTCTATAATCTCATCAAGTTCCTTTATCCTATTTTCCTTCTGTCTCCTAAATTGTTCTAAAGTAGTATGTCCCTCAATCTTACTAGCTGTATCTCCTTTAGGGAACAGCACCTTGTTATATCCCTTCTTAGCAGAGTCCTGGATGATAGACTTAACAAAGAATGTCACCCAGTTAGATCCTTGGTTTAGGAGTTGAAGGAAATCATTTTCAGGTTTACCTGCTTTTATAGCCTCTTCTTTTGTTAAACCTAAAGGTTTAAATTTATTTATATCTGCTAAATCTTGTCTATCCCTACCCTTCTGAAACAAGTCAGATTGTACTTCTAGTATTCTACGGGTTTTAGGAGTTGCATATTTAGCTTTTCTATATTCTTCTTCTGATATTATATTTCCATCTTTTTTATGTACGAATCCTTTAGCTAAAGAATATTCCTGAGTATATTTACTTCCTGCAAATTCAAAATCTTTTTCTTTATTTTGAATAGACATAGCTTGTTTAATAAAACTAGCCTCATCACTTCTAAACCATCCAATACCTTGGTCTGTAGCAAACTGAGCATGTCCTTTTATATTTGGTGTAATAGCTGGTGTAGCTATTTCATTCTCTGTATAGTTGGTTCCTCCTGGAACTGTTAAATTAGAGTAATATCCACTTCCTCCAAAATCTTCCTGTAAACCAAACTCTTCTCCTGTCTCAGGATCTCTAAAATAATTTTGTGAAGGTTCTCTATAACTGTCTTTGGCAACATTAATCTCAATAGCAAAGCTATAATTAGCTAACATGTTGGTAACCAGCTCCTCACGATTGGTGGTGTCAAAAGACTTTAATAGTTCCACTTGATCCTTTGGAATGCCAAGATCCTGTTGTATCTTATTCCAGAATGTATCACCTGTCACCTTGTTCTTAGCAAGAGTGTTGAAAAGCTGAGTAGCCTTGTCAGACTGAAGAGCATTCACTGCCTTCAATCCAGACTTTACAATAGACTCTCTACTTTCACTATCAGGGACATTGCCATCAAACTTATCCCACAGATAATAGGCTACATCCTCACCTCTAGTTGCCACAAGGTTCTTCCAAGAGTCAAGATTGATATTTGGACAAGTTGCCATTAACAGATTGATTTTAACAGTTTACCGATTTCTTTTGGTTTGTAACCTATGCTCTCTAATAGCTCAGCATTAATATCACTGATGTTGTATTCGTTACCATCCTTAAGTTTCAGCTTGCCTGATGGTGTGGATATCTTTGTAGTGCTAGCTACTTCTGGTGCCGAAGATACGATTCTTTCTTCAATTCTAGGAGCAAAGTACTCAATTAATGTATCATTAGAAATGTTATCGCTAATCTTCACTGTACCATTATCAATTACAGAAGGTCTGCCATCATTGTAGTATTCAGAAACCAGAGATCCATCACCATACAGATTGATAAGCTTGTATACATGCTGACCCTTTTCTGTAACTACAGGTTCTCCATTACCATATCTAACCTTCTGATAACCAAACACATCGTTCAAACCAGACTCTCCAGAAGCTATTCTTCTCACTCTTTCTGCAGGGGTGATGTTTCTACCAGTGACAATATCAACCATCTCTCCACCCTTCATTGTGATCACTCTAGGCACCTTTACAACATCATAGCCAACATGCTTAGCGTTAAACTTCTCACTGAGAAGCAACACTCTTCTATCTGTAGATTGGATTTTCAAAGGCTCAATACTTGGGAACAGCTCAGAATAATACTGATATACATCCACAAGATCATCCCCCACCTCTATAACATCTATAGGACTCTCAGAAGCCAGGAAGAATTTTGGTGTCACTGGAGGAACAACAGCATCATCTTTCCAGTTGTTCTTTTGGAACCATGCCTCTTTAGAGAAGATCTCAAGCTCTGGGGAGTTGGAAAGAGTATTGATTGTCTCAGAAATTGCAGCAGCATAATCCTCTACAGGAATGATGTTCTTGATAGATACAGCAGACTGATATGATCCCTGGAGAATAGAAAGTGACACTATATCGTAATACAGATTTCTAGTCTCAGGATTATCTCTTAACTCTCTCATCATCTCAATGTAAGTGTTCTCATCAAAAGCATCCTTGGGGTTTGCTTTCAATGTAACAGTCTTTGCACCACCTTCTAATTTATCTGAGGTAGATACAGTTAAGTCATTGAGAATCTTAACGTTAGGAAAATTCTTCTGTGCCTCAGCAAGCTGTCTTGCTACAGATGTTCTAAGATCAACAGCCAGTTCTCTAATTTCAGAATTCAATCCAGTTTTGGTCTGGATGATGAAGTCTAGGAAAGAAGCCTTGAGCTTGTTAGCCACTCTATCAAAATCATCAGCACTCATGTACATCTGCTCACTGTAAGGAGCAAGTACCTGGTTGATGATGTATCTATAGTCATCCTGCTCAAGCTTCAATATAGCACCCATACCAACCATCGATCTGTTCAACAGATCAGCCTGGTCTCCTATGAATGAGTTTTCCAACACCTTGTCTACAGAAGAGAAGATGTTTGTTTCTCTAGCCATAGCAGTTCTGCTAGTCTTCTTGTAGAAAGAATCGCTATTCTTGAACTTGGTGGTGTCATAGTTTGTAGCCTGTGTGAGCTTGAAACTATAATCAGCCATCTTAGCATATTTCAAAAACTCCATCAAGATCCTCTGTTGTTCAGCATTTCTTTCATCACCAAGCTTACCTTCAGAATAGTCTTTGATGTTATCCTTGAGTTTAGCTACGTCTATCTTAGCTTCCTTAACACTATCTCTAGTGGCTGGGAACTTATTCAAGACTGCTGCAACATCATCAGTGTTAAACAGGAACTTAGCATCCTTTGCATCCAAGTATTTCAGGTATTCTGTAATAATTGGCTGATTCATAAACAACACTGTGTTCTTTCCAATACCAATTCTCTCCAAGAACATGAATGTACTAGTTACCAAGTCAGACTTGATAATCTTCATAATGTATGGATCTTTTGCCACATCCACAAATGCTGTAGCATATCCAGAGAGCCTGTCAGAGATGAAGCTCTTATTATCAGCAGTCATCTTTCCAGAGATGGAAACATATGTTTTACCATCAACAGTTACAGTGTTGTGAGGAAGAGCAATTGTGCCATCACCCAACCATTTCTTATCAATAGCATTAACCAGCTCAAATCTAGCAGGGTCAATATATGTTTCAGTTTTCTGTGTAAGTGATTGACCTGTAATATTTACCGCAGCAATACCCACCCATTTCTTAGCTGTTACAAAAGCATGTCTGAGGTTGGTCATGTAGCTTCTGTTGAGCAATCTGTTCTTGATTTGAGACTCATCCTCATTTCTAAGAGTGTCTAGCTCAGCAGCAGCTTTAGCAAGACCAGCATCATCTACAGGAGACACCAGACGATCAAAGTTCTCAGGAAGTGTGATCATTCTTTCCAGAGAGTCGTAATACTCATTCTCCAAAGAACGCTTGTACATCTCATCTATAAATCTGTCCTTCAGAGCAGCTTGCAGATTTTCATCCCCAAGTTTGAGAAGCTCCTCTTCAAGCTTTGCTTCAAGTTCAGATTCATTCTCCACCTCAGACAGCAGTGTATCCAAAAGATTACCATATCTATCTACAAGACCTTTTGAATCATCCAGTCCGTATTTACGAATCTGAAGAGCTTCAAATAGATCATCTTTCTTTACCTTCTTACCAGCCAATACCTCATCAAATACACCAGCATAGAACTCTCTGGTAGCTTCTTCAGAACCTCTATATTTAACCAGACGAACATCACCACTCTTGTCTACATAGACAGATCTCAAATAGGTGTTCATCTTGTCTATATCAAAGTCAGAACCAGCCTTTGCTGTAATCTCTGAAGGAACAATAATTGTATCACCCATGCTCTGAGGCAGGAACCCTTTCACACGAAACACCTCAACAGAGGACATAGACTGTGTAGGAATACGGAAACCAATTCCTGTCAGGATCTTCTTACCCTCATCAGTCTTGTTTAGATAGTTTAGGATAGATTCATCTGTGGGGAACTTGTTCTTATTGAACTTATTTCTGAACCAGTGGGGAAGATATACCTCCATGTAAGGATCTTCCTTAGTATAGAACTTCAGTGCAGGGTTTGCACCTTTAGGATCTCTATTTCCCTTCTCCCAACCAGTGACAGGAACCTGCACCTTGGGACCACCATTCATCTTGGGACTAGTGAGCTGTTTGTTTACAATAGAATAGAGAACGTTCTTAATCTGTTGATATGCAGGAGATGCTTCAAACGGAATTCTAAATTCACCATTCTCATCCAACTGAATTGTGTCAATTGCATTCTCATTGAGCTCTCTTCTAAGTAGTTCATACTCAAGGGTTTCTTGAATAGCCACCTTGTCTACAACATTGAATGCATATCCCAGGTCTTCAATACCCAGCTTCTTCAGGATTTGGTTGTAGCCATTCTCATGCATTTGCTTGAGAATCTCCTTATTCTTATTGAATTCAGCTCTAGCCTCGTTGCTAGCTTCACCATTATTAAAGAAGTCAAGACTAAACAATTTTGTTAACTGGCTACCACGAGTTTGCTCTTTGGGATTCTCAAAGCTGTTCTCCACCTGGATGCCATAAGACTTCCAAGCAACATCAATTGTTCCTACAAAAGGATTCTCATTGAATGATCCATCCTCATTGTAGAACTTGTTGAGAGCTGTAGCTCCAGCCTTTCTACCAGACTCCATAACCACATAGCCAACCTTCTCCTCCATCATCTTGATGTAGAGCTTCTCTAGGTTTGTGCCTTCAATAGACTTATAATACAAAGGCATCTGAGAGAACTTGTCAAGAACAATATCAATTTTGTTCTCATTATTCTTAACACCAGATACAATAGGCTTAAGCACCTCTGTAACAAATGTAGGTTCAGGTTTGCTAAGCAGTTCATTATCAGCCTTTTGCAAAGCTTCTCTACCTTCGTAAGACCATGCACCTTTCTTATCCATGGCTCTTCTCATGTAAGCCATTTGCCATTGATGCCAGTTTTCAGCTTCCTTACTCCACTGACCATTCTTGAGTTTCACCTCACGATAGGTGTTGTCCATGATCAAAGAAGCAGCATCTGCCTCATTCACCTTGGGATAGAGACTTGTACCAAACTCAATATCAGAGAGAGTAGCTGTCTTGGTGTAAGACTTGTTCTCATGATATCCAAGATCAGTTGGCAGAAGCTGTACATCCCCAGACTTATTATACTCATCATTTAGGAATGTATTGAACTCAGGACTATCAATTGTTCTACGTCTGGGAGAGAGGAATGATTTGATACGCTTGGTCTCATCCAATTTACCATTCTTGATAGCAAACTGATAGGGGTCACCAAACAGGATTTTGTGGAACTCAATGTTGTTGATGATATAGTTAGCATTCAGGAATGTAACAAGATTGTTCACATCATCATTGCTCATTCTGAACTTTCTGATACCTTCAGATGTGGCAAATGTGCTATCCAGTTCTGCATAAGTGAACTGGTCTTCCTTCACCATAGCCACCTGATTACTAGACTCTAAGTTAGCTCTAGTTTCATTTACTGTGTTTTCAATAAACTCTTTAACAGCAGCATTGATGTCAGATATGTTATTATCAATATATTCAGAAATTCTGCTTTCTGTAGCTCCAGTGACAATCAGTTGATTGATCTCTTTGAGGGTCTTTTCAGAAAGTATTTCCTTGAAGAAGCGAAGTTCTTTGGCTTTATTGCCAATGTTCTTTATCTGCTTTCTGTTATCAGCATCCAGTGCTAAAGCCACCTCATCTTTCAGGTAGCCCTTGAAGATGGTATAGATCTTGTTCCAAGCTCTGCCACCTTCTACATCAGCAAATGAAACATGGTTACCCAAGTTCATCATCCATTCTGTAGAACCATCACCAGGAACCAAGATGTAATAGTTACCATTGATATTCTGGTTGATCTCCTGAGTGAGTCGTTTTCCAATAGTGAGTTTGCTAGTAGCTACACCTTTGTTGCTATCTCTAAGCTTTGTTCCTTGGATGTAAGAAACCTTAATGTTTCTAACTAATTCACCATCAGCATTATAGAATCTTCCATCCTTCTTCAGAATAACACTACTTTTAGAAAACACATCGTTCAGCTCAGGTCTTGATTGACGCAACTGATCAAGAGAACCAGCCTCGTTAAACTCGTTCTCAAACAGAGAAGCAGCATTATCATCTGTTACAGACTGGATTCTCTGACCCTCAACACCAAAATAGGTGCTATCCTGATTGGGATTTGTAGCACTTACATACAGATTTGTGAGAGTCTTCAGAGGACCACCAATACCAAGCTTGTCTGCTGTAACCTCTGATATGTTTCTTGCCTTCTGCAAGTATGTATAGATAGAGGAAACAGCTCTTGCAAAGTCATCCTGCTTATTAGACTTTAGTGTAACGTATGCTTCAAGAGGGAATATAATTCCAATGCTTCCTAGAAACTTCACCATTTCTTCAGGGAGCTTGGGGGTCTTCTCAGGGAATTCTGCAGGATTAGCCTCGTATGTTTTGTTTGGTCTGTTGTATCTAATGGCTGCATCAGCATTAGTAGAAACAACTTTCATGTTCTCCAACCACTGTCTTTCTACTTGACCAGCAGCTGTGTATTGGTTAGCTGGGGCAGTGTACACCTCATTACCCTTGATGTATTGAATCAGGGCATCAGGTTTCTGTCTAGTGAATGTTTGCATGAAGTTTACAAACAGTCTCCAGTCAGCATCTTTGAAATTAGAGAAATTGAATGTGCCAGTGTTAAGATCACCACCTACACGTTGGAAGAAACGTACATAGTCAGCATCCAGCTTAGCCAAATCAGCCATCTTCTCAGCAGCTTTTTCAGTGCTGCTAGTGTTGGACATCTTACCCAAAACAGTAGCAAACGCCCTGTTGAAATTCACAAGCATGTATCCCTTAACACCACTAGCCATAGAGAGAACTCTCTCAGGAAGAGACAGTGATGTGGAGTTCTGCTGATTGGTAGGTTTTGTCTTAGGGAGTGTAGCAAGTACAAACTTAATAGCAAATGGAGAACTCTTCTTCCAGTCTACACTGAAAGGCTCAGGAGCATAATCAGTTCTAGATGTATTTTCATCATTAATATCTATTCTATCCTCCTCATTGAAGTTGATACCAAGTGTACGAAGAGATTGTTTTGTTCTCTTAACCAATTGGTTAAATCTCTCTTCGCCAAGCTGCTGGTATTTTCTTTCCTGTGGAGAAGCGTATGCCTCTTTAATCTTATCAAACACCTCTTTACCAGTGACATCTCTCAGCTCATAAAGAGATTCTTTATTTCCACCAAAGATATAGTTGGCAGCACGAGCTGTCATATCTTGAACAAAGTCAAACACTTGAGTTTCAGAAAGTCCTGCAATACGTTGATACTCAGGTCTTGAAGACTTGATATCAGCAGGAAGCTTAGCCTCTTTGAACTTGCCAGAATCAATAGCTTTGAATAACTGATCCTTCATAGAAGGCTTTCTAACAAAGCTCTTGAAGAACTCAATGATTTGTTTGAAGAACTCTAATATCTTCTGACCCAGAGACTTAGCAGCAATCTTACCTGTTCTGAAGGCAGCAAAGTCATCAGCAATTCTTTCCTTAGCTTGCTGATCTGTAGCCTCTTCATAGAATAACATCTTGCCAGAAGCTCTGTCTTTGAACTTACCACTCTTAGCTCTGAACTCATCAAGGATAGCTTGTCTTTGTTCAGGCGTGAGGAATCCTTTCCAGATGCCCTCAAACACCTCGTGATAAGGAGTTCCTTTCAGAGCACCTCTGTAGAACTTAGCCACCCCATCTTCAAACACACCCCATGCTTTCTGGTTGTCATATGTATTAACCAGATTGTCAAGTATTTCAAAAGGAATACCAGGAACATTCTCCTTAGCCCAAGCTTTGAACAGTGCAATTTCAGCATCTGTAAGTCTTTCCTCACCAGCCTCAGTTTCAGCCACTCTCTGATATTCATCAGCAGGAGCTCCTGTATCATTAGGATTATACGTGTCTTGTTTTGAAACTCCTAAAGCAGACATCTGCTCGTTGGTGATCTTTGCACCAAGGATAGAATTAAAGTCAGCGATCACTTCTGCAGAAGGTACAGGTAGTACCAGGTCTGGAAAGGTCATGCTTACAGAAGATCCTAGCTTACCAGGTCTTCCAGATCCACTGAAATAAGCAGAGGTAACGTATTTAATCTTATCACTCTCAGTAGTAATTTCTTTGTTGGTCTGAGGGTCCAACACCTTACCCAGTCGCTTGAACGTATCGTTATAAGCTTTTAACTGCTCATAAAGATTGAGCAGATAGGTTTTGGTTGCAGCAGACATGCTTTGCAACTGCGCATCTGTAATAACATCATAGCGTTTACCATTACCCTCATAGAACGCTTGCTCCAGTATTCTGAACACTGTCTTGTTCACTGCTGGTGAAGCTGGTGCAGCAGCAGGTTTAGCTCCTTCTAAAACAGCTAGTTCTGCATCATACTTAGCATTGATTTTATCAAATAATTCTTCTTTAGTACTTGCTTTTATAGTTTCAAAATTATTTTCATCTATAGGATGCTCATAAAAATAACTATAGTATTTGAAAAAATCTCTTTTACCTTCTTTTTCTTCTATACGCTCACCTTCTTCATATCCATTACTATTAGTTTCTGATTTAAGTGTTAATGCTTCCTGTCTTCTTCTTTCTATATCAGCTTTAGCATCTGTAGAAACAGGAGTTGTTGGTGTGGGAGCTGTAGGAGCTTCTTGTTGTTGGGCTTCCTTGAGTTTGTTGAGCTCACCAATAAGCTTTAGACCAACATATGTTACAACAAGCTGCTCTTCCTCAGCTGTTGGATCAAATTGATTTGCAGCTTTCAGACCTTCAACAACAGGTCCATTGACAACCTTCTTATTATCAGTAACCTCTTTAATTGTTTTATTAACCTGGATATTTACAGAAACATTACCATTAGCATCAACAGTTCCTGTAAATTCTACAGGACCACTGGTGAAACCATTGAATGTGTGAACAGTTGTACCATCCATTGCAAACTCCCCAATCATTGGAACACCAGGCTTAGCCTCAACTTTAGGAGCCTGTACAACAGGAAGTTCAAAATCGTTTAATGTAGCATATTTCTGCTTGAAGGAATATGGGAGTTCTGCTGTAGGCTTGGCAGCATTTGTTACAAGAGGAGTCTCCTGTGCTGATCTTCCTTCAGAGCTGAGCAGATAGGACTGGTAGTTTCTCCACTCCTTCTCAGTTAGATTACCATTCTCATCCACTGTATACTCATAGAAGGGTTCTGTGAACTTATCCTTCAGAGTTTTACCATTGATGTTATGGTAGGTTTCAGAAAGCTGATCTACAATCTCACCCTCAAGAGTGGCTATATCAGCAATTGGGAATCTGAATCCACCCAAGAAAATGTTAGAGGCATCAACATAAATTTGATTACCCTTTGTATCAGGAGTCTTTCTCCAATACAGAACATTCTCTAGGAAGGTGGTATAGTTTCTATTGAACTTAATAGACTTACCAGCCTCAGATTGCTTTCTAATATCCTCAGCAAAAGCTTTCAGCACCTCATAGATAGCCTTAGCCTTCTTTCTTCCAAACTTATTATTGTTTATAATATCCAGTGTATCACCATATTGTAATACGGTGAGACCCTTAGGGATTGTAATAGAGACACCATTGTGTGAAACAGTTCCTTCAGAGATCTTGAGAAGACCCTGTGTGGTTGCAATCCTATCCTCAGGAATCAATATTCCTCCTACAGGATTTCTTTCATATTTACCATCCACCTTATTCTCACGTCTAACCCCTCTGGATATGGTGAATTGATATGCCTTTACAGGGAATGCTGGAGCAGCAAACAGCTCAGCTCTTTTCATTCCCCAAGCTTTTGAAGCAGCTTCAGCTTCAGCTTTTTGATTTTCTCTATATCTAGGTTTAGGTTTTTCGTTCTTATCTTTTGTTCTATAGAATAGATCTGTAGTGGGCATGGTTTGGAATACAACTTGTTGAATATCAACAGGTTTACCAACCTCACCAACACGCTTACCATCTTTATCTACAAAGTAGAGCTTTCCGCCATCTTGCTCAACAAACACCTGAGCTACAAATCCATTTTCAACATCTGTAGCACCAGACTTATCATTTGTTCCATAGGACAGCTCCATGAGACCACTCAAGCCAAGAGTCACCTCTTGGTTAGGAGTTACAAGAATAGTAGCAAGCTTGTTTCTATTTTTGAAGTTCTTAGCATTATTCAGGAACTCTCTAGAACGCTTAACATGAGGAGCAGACTGTGTAGGATCATTGTAATCCTCAGACTCTGTAATTCCAGATATGAAAAGCTGTCTGTAATCTTTCAGCTTTCCTTCAGATATAACAGCACCTTCCTCTGCAGGAACAGATGCCACATTTCCAGAATTCAGTTCAGTGGCAGCTTGTTCTTTCTCAATCTGCTCTTTGTTCTTTTCAATCTTCTCAGAGGCTGTCTCGATTCTCTCATATCCTGTCATCAATCTAGGATCGATGTTCTGGATATTACCAGTGGCATCCTCCACCTTAATTGTACCATCTTCATTAACACCAAGCACCTTAATCTTTTCCAATCCTTCGAGCTCCTCATTCATAACATCAGCAGCTGCATCAGCCTCTGCTTTTGTTTCATAGAACGATAGTTCTCCTGTAGGAGAGGTCACTTGATATCTATCATCAGCAATCTTCTCAATCTTAGCTTTGTTCAACTGAGCAATAGAATACTCTCTATCTGCCTCAGGAAGTTCTGTTTCACCAGCTTTGTTTTTAAACTCAGCTGCTTTAACTTCAGGAGTGGTAACCTCAGACTCTTCAGCTTCTTCTTCCTCTGTAGAGTCATATTCCTCATCTCTAATCTCCTCAGCTTGTTCAAAGAATTTATTAAATCCTTCTTCAGAAGCAAGCTTATCAAATGATTCAAGTCCCTGTTGTCTACGAGTTTCTAAAGCATTGATATCAAAGCCATACTTATAAAGATCAAATCTTTTATCAGTGGGAACAATAGCAGCATCTAAGTTTTCTCTTCCAGAAAGTTCAAAATTAAGAAGCTTACCAAAGGTATCAAGAGTCATGTCTTTGTTAGCAGCAGCCATCTTAATCTTCTCAGCTGCTGTACGCAGAGCCTTCACCTGATTGTTTATTCTTTTTCTATCCTCAGGAGAAGTGAATTCATTGATAGTCTTTTTCAGCTGAATAGCTTGTTCCTCATATGTTTCAGCAAGCTCATTTACCTTCTCAGGATTAGTGAGTGTAGAGAGAACACTAGTATCAACCAGAGGACTGATTTCTGATACACTAGTAGCAATGTTGTTTAGTCTACCATTAACATCATCAATTGTTGCGGAATAGTAGGCTAGGTTAGTCTTCCATTCATTTACTGTATCGTGTCTGAATGTCTGAAGGACTTCTTCTTGAGTTTGAGGATCATCATATCTTGTATAAGGATTCTTGAATGTATCATTAATAGCGGTGATTGACTTGTTCATCTGATTAGCCTTGTCAATCAACGCATCAACATAACCAGCAACAGTCTTCTGGTTTGTTTCATTCAAGTCCATTCCAAAGGTCTTCTGGAACTCAGTCTCATCCAGATCTTTCAACATCTTCAGCTGTTCAACGGTAACATCATGCAACCCATTGATTGCACGAGAGTTAACCAAGTTGAAGAACATGTCGTTCTTCAAGTTCTTGTATTTGAACACATTACCAGAAGCTACAGCCTCATCCATCTCTTTAGCAATACCAGCAGCATTTAATGTATCAGAATACTGATTCTGCAACATTCCTGTCAATCCATATCTATTAAGTATATTGATTGCACTCTGCAAACGCTGATCTTCTGTGGGAGCACCCATCTTTGTTTGAATCTTATTAGCCACACCCCCCTGAATAACAGCAGAGATGGAACCAATAAGCATACTCTTCAAACCTTCTGTGCTAGTGAACTGCTCTGCAATTCCCTCAATACCAGAGGTCATAATCTCATTAACAGTTCTCCAGTTTTCAAGATTGCCGTTCTCCTTGAGATTTTTATATTTTCTAGTGTAATAATCAAACGTACCCTTCTCAGCAGCAAACTGTCCACCCTCTTCATAAACACCTTCAGCAAACATGTTCTTCAGAGTGGGCTTTACAAAATTCCAAGCTTTTGGAGCAAGTCCTGTTACAGCTTGCTTTTCAAATACATCCAAAGATCCTTGAGCAAGCTTCACCTTACCAACATCAGTGGCAACACCTTTTGCTAATGCTCTTGTAGCAGCAGGAGCAAAAAATCCTTTGAATAAACTTCCAAACTGAAAAGCGTTAGAAGGAACAAGAAGTGCCATATTGATGCCATATCTTACATTCCTAGCATCACCAGCTATTCTTTTAATCTCCTCTAAATCAGCACCAACAGGCGCATCACCGTTATGTTGTCTTTTATATTGATCAATTAAATGATTAGTAATTGTAAGTTCTCCATCAGCAGCTTCCATCGTAGCTTCTGCTTGGGCTGAGTTAAATACACCAAGCATCCACCTTGATCCGCTAGTAATTTTTGTTCCTGCAGCAGCATAAGCAAGTCCTCTTACAGTTGCCAGTTGTTCAGCTGTACCACCAGCTTGTCTAGCTACAGCAAGAGCTTCATCCATTTTTGTTGTGCCTGCTGCCAACTTACCTAAATGTACAGAAGCTCTACCAAGCATGCTTGTTACACCAGCTCCGAGCTTAGTTAATTGTGCTCCAATAAGAGGAGCAGCAGCAAGACCTTGACCAGTTGCAACAAGAGCTGCATCTGTTACAAGAGCATTGGTAATAGCACCAACACCATATCCCAGGTTCTTGAATACACCATCTCCCCAGAAGTTAGCAGATCCTCTTGTAAAAGGAATCACTCCACCAAAAGGATGGTCACGTTCCCATTTATCAACATAGTTAGGAAGAAGATCTTCAAATTGCTTAATGTTTTCGCTAATATCTTTTTGCCAATCATATTGAGATGAGATTTCATCCATGAAGTTGGAACCCTTTCTAAAAGCATCAATTGCATGTGGAATTGTTCCAAATCCAGAAATGAACGTACCTCCTGCTGTTCCAAGTCCTTTTATAATACCATTTGCAAATCTTGAAAGTGGGGATTGTCTTTGTGCAGCAATATCTTCTAAATCAACACCTCTTTTAAAAAAACCATATCTGTTAGCAGCTTCATTTAATTCTTGCTGTGAGACAAAACGAGGAGCAGCACCAAATCCAAAATTGAATGTTGGCGTAGCTTTTTTCATTTCCTCTAAGGTGATGCCTCCCTCTTTTTGCGAGCGATCAGCATAACCTCCAAACATGGAAGGAACACTAGGAGGGGTAAAACTGTATTCATAGTTCCCAGAATATGGGGAACTTGCATACGAGTTTAAGCTCGGAAGGTTTCCAGGCTTGCGAAGATTATTCAGCAATTCTTCATCAAAAAGAGGCATGCCTTATTAATTTTTTTGATTAAATGCTTTTACAGTACCAGGACCGATCTGTCTTATAAATCTAAGGATTTCATTTTCACCGACATAATTGGTAACTTCTCCTGGTTTCCAAGCACCGTTATGAAGACTGTACATTATTAATTTATATGTATCAAACGCACCACCAGTATTATCTTTGTGCCCTTCTACATCAAGTCTTGTTGTTGTTTCAAAATTTGTTCCACTCAATCCTGGAATATCAAATCCAAAAATACGAGCACCACCAGCATTTCTATCTCCAAATGAATTTGTTGTTCCTGAATAGAATGAACTCTTCTTCATTTCACCAAACGCACTTTTTGGTGCAAATCTGGGGAAGTGCATAAACATTTCTTGAGCAGAAAGTGGTATAACTTGTTTTATAGTTGTTTTCTTGGAACCTTCTCCAGAAACAATACTAATTGAAAGGGACCCAGATCCATCTGGATTTCTGCTTAAAACAGGGGCAGTCTTTTTAATATTTGTGAACATAGCTGTCAAACCATCTTCAGAAGCAACAGCTCCTGTGCCTAACTTTTCACCAGATCTAAGCTGTCCAAGTTTATTTCCAATAATTGATCTTAGTTCTTTTTCTGTATATTCTCCTTCAGGATCAAGCCCTGCATAGACACCACCAGTTTCTCTAGCAAGTCTTTTAGAGATGTAATCAGCTTCAAACTCACCACGTTTTTTATCAGCCTCCTCTCTAGAAATAGTTCCAAGTTTAGCAAGCTCTTCATCTGCATACTTTGAAGCGGATGTTCCAAGTTTGGAAGCATCGTCATATTGTGTCTCTGCTGCTTTTCTCTTTTTGATATATTCAAGAGCATCACTATTAGTGAGCTTTGTTGGGTTCTCAAGATAGTCAAAATAGAGTTTCTCAAGAGCAGACTTTCTTTGATTTCCTTTTAAATTAGGATAGAGTCTATTACCGTAGTCATTATCTAGTTTCCCAACATTAAGAAGCATTTCGCTTCTTGCATCTGATTTAAGTGTTTCTGAGTTAACTCGAAACATACTAGCATCTCCTATGATATCATATGTCATAGGGTTATCTTTTTCCTCTTCTTTTTGTTGCTTCTTTCTTTTTTCTCCTAACTCAACCATCCATTTTTCTTCAGCAAGCATCTGAGCTCTTTCACGAAGAGCCAATCCTTTAGCTTGCATGTTAAGTCTAGCTTCTGTACTCTTAACCTGAAATTCAAATTTCTTCTGATTAAAGAGAGCTTGGTAGATAGGATTGTTTACAATTTGCTCTTCGCGATTGAGTATTTGTAAATCTTGGGCTAGATTTGTAAGAGTTTTCTCTGTGTAAACTTTATACTTGTATTCTTCAATATTACCAATCCCATCTATGCTAGACGACCCTTGAGCATACATTCTTTCAAATGTACCATCACTAAGTTTAGCATTTCCATCAACTATAGCAGCTTCATACTGAGCTCTTTCTTGAGGAGTGAGCTTATCATTGTTCTGAAGCTCAACAGCCATTTCTACAATACTATCATGTAGTATTTTTTTCTGGTTGTTTACAGCAGTGTAAAGGTCAGACTTGAGTGTGTCTTTTGTCATCCCTTTATAATGATACTTTGCATCAATCATTAACTGACGCTTGTCATCTTCTGTAAGACTACTCATGAAGTTATTCAAAATCCTCTGAGCTGTTATACCAGATGTTTTGATTCGCCTCATTGATATGTCAAGTTCCTTCTCACCTCCACTGGATGGGTCAGTAGAAGCACTCACCACTCTTCCATTAGAATCCTTTTTGAAAAAAAGAACGTTACCTCTATCATCTGTTTTCCAAGGAATATCTGCAGAATTCTTTTCTTCTTTTAGCTTTTCATACACCTTTCTGAGCTTCTCATCCATATTTCTATACTGGACAAAGTCCCCTCTAAACACACTATTTACATCACCATCGTTTATCCAAGAGTTCACCTTCTGTTCAAAATCATCATCGTTCTGGACAGAAGATTTTCCTTCTTGTTTAGCCTTTGTCTGAATAGCTTGTTGATCTCTCAGCCATTTTGTAGAAGATATGGCGTTTTGAATAACAGGATCTTTGGTAACCTGATTCACCATGCCTCCCACAGAATTAACTAGTTGGAAGTTAGAGAAGTCACCAGCAGCAACCGTTCTCAGATTATTTCCCAGCTCGTTGAGTTTGGACTGCAAATATTGCTTATGAAGAGGTTTTGAAACATCTAAACCAGCAACATTATCTATGCTAGTCTGGATCTTTTGCACACCCTCATCATAGCGTCTCTGCTTTTCCATACCCACCTTCACCATAGCTTCTATGGGAAGCTGCTGGATGTAGGGGTTAAATTGCGGTATTTGATCGGTAAATGAAGCCATGGGAGATTAAGTTAGCAAATGTAAATGTAAAAATTAAAACTACCAAGAGCGATAATAGATTTTGGTAATTTGCTATAATTGAATCAGTTAGATGTTCTTGAGAGCCTTTACGATGGAGCTATTTCTTTCCTCAACCTTCTTTCCACTCTTTGCAGTTTTAGAAGAGCTAGTGGATGTTGATCCCACTGTAGGGATAGAAAACTGAGCAAGCTGGAAGTTCTGAGCTCTGAAGTTAGGATCGTAGCGGTAGTTATACAAGTTCTCATAAACTTGTAAGGTTCTGTTATCCAACTTGTTCTGAGCAATTTTGCTAGCCATAGAATTAAGAGCAGCTAGTTTGGTAGCATCAGTGATAGACTCTGCCTTAGCTTGTCTTTCGTATTGCTTATCCAGAATACCCAGATTAGTCAAATCATACTGGTTGAGAAGATTTCTGTTCTGCTCATACACACGCTGTTTCTCAGCCTGATTCAGTCTGAATTGCTCACCCAACACTCTCTGATTTGCTCCATATTCTTGAGCAGCAAAGGCAGACTGAGCAGCAGGATTGTATCCAACCATTTGCTGTTGTCTTCTTAGAGTAGCTCTGTTCTCGTTCAGAATATCTTGGAGAGAAATGTCAATAGGGGTGGCAAGTCTAGGCTGGAGTTTCTGAGCCCATACGGGTTCCACCTGATTTTGAGACAAAGCAAACATCTCACCAATCAGCTGGTTTGGATCAAGTTGCTCTATGTCAGTTGGTCTGAGATATTGCATAGCTTGACCTAACAAGCTGTTAATCAATGCAGTGTCGTTTTTCTTAACAGGAGGAGTGACAGTTTTCAGAATATTTGGAGCAGGACCTGTAAGTCTTGGAACTACAGGCTTAAGTTCAGGGAATCCTTTGTATGCCTTACCCAAATCCAAAGGTCCTAATTTATCCTCATCATACAACGCTTTGGCACTAACTGTCTGTTGACCAAGATCACCATCCACCTGTATGTCACTTTTTACGCCAAGTTTCTTTGCCTCTCTGTTATATGCTTTCTGGAAAGCTCTAACGTCAGCATCGCTAGAAGGATCAAAACCAGCCCAGTCATACCAAGGATTTCTCCTCTTCAGAGCTTCAACATCCTGAATTGTTACACCTCCAAAGAGCTTAGTAGTAGGATCTTGCGCTTGACCTTTAGGAACATATCCCAATGCTTCAAGTCTTGTCAGTCTTCTTCCAACCTGAGCCTTAGGAACATTAGCTCCTCTCTTGGCTTGCATCACCTTACCCTTAGCCAGACTATCAGCATTGAGTCCCATCTCTTCAGCTGTGTCATTAATTGCGTTCTGAACAGCAGCTGCGTTTGTTTTGAAATCAGCGTATTGCTTAAGCTTCATGTTTGCACCTTTAATATTTGCAGCTAAAGAGTTGAACTTCAGCATGTCAAATGGTGAGTTAGGATCTAGGTTATCCAGCTTTTCAGAGCTTTTGTCGATAATCTTGTTTTGTCTTTGTTCTTTCTTAGCAAGATCTTTTACATAGGTTTTGAACTTCTTACCCTTAGCTTTAGGATCACCAATCTCACTCAAGAACTGATTAGGGATCTTCAGGTTACCATATACTACCATGCTGTTCTCACCATCCCCATTAGGAAGCTCTACAGCAGGCTCATTTCTTTCCACCTCTACATCAGCATCAGTCTTTGTTCCGTATTCAGCATAGTCTGTGTAAGAATCAGGGGCACCATATTTTACACCAATACCTGTGCGTCCTTTTCCATCACTCTCATCATGAGACTGACCTCTGAACATAACTGTTTGTCCTGTAGAGGGCATGTAGGGATTATGAGAAATAGGCTCAGCATATCCACCCCATGTGGTTTCAAGTTGTCCACCAAGAGCCATGTTTGTGAGAAGCTTCTCATCCTCACTAATGAAGTTGTCTCTGAGATTTCTAATCTCTCCACCAGCTCTAAGCATGTCTGCATCTTTTGGTGGTCTGAGCAAATCAGTCAGTTTATGCTCTCCAAAGAAAGCAATCTTCTGGGGCTGCCATGTATGACTAACCCATTCATACTCAGAGGTTTGTCCTCCGTTCTCTTGTTGAGGAGCTCGATATCCTCTTCCTATTAACGCTTTTCTTTCTTCTACAGGCATCAAGTTTAATATGTCCAACGCTTCTAAATTTCTTCTACCTGCTTCTTTTCTTCCTATATTAGGAACCATTGCTCTATAAAACTGAACACGAGTTGGAACCTGTGACACAAGATCAGCTTTTGGAACAGTAGGGTTGGCAGGATCAAAGAATTTTTCTGACCAATAATCTTTAGTAAAGAAATCATTTATAGCATCAGCTTCATTTTGTGCAGCAATATAATCAGCAAAATTTAATGTAGATGGAATTTTTCCTTCGCTTACTAACGTTTTATAAATTGGTTCTAATTTTTTCTTTTGTTCTTTTGTAGTTGCTGCATAATACTTATTATACACTTCTTCTGGTCTTACACCAGGAACAACAACCTCACTGCTTCCTTTACCTGGTCCCATAACAGGAACACCGAATACAGAACACACGCCTTGTGGAGCAGGGTTGCCATTTTGAGCTTTTGGAACAAAACCACCACGTCTTAAACCAAACATATCTTGAAACTGAACACCAGCTTGCGAAGCTGCGATTCTGCCCATATTTTCGGAAGACTGTTTGTTATATTCTCTGATCTGTTTCTCACTTGTATCAACCATGTCACCAATCAAGGTTCCTGCAAACTTTCCAATCATTCCACCAACAGGACCTCCAATAGCCATACCAGCAGCCTGACCAATTCCTCCACCAATCTTTGAACCAGCATCGGGCTCACCAGTAATAGCACCACCAATTGTTTGAAGAAAATCTCCTCCGCCACCACCCATAAATTGACCAAAGTTCCCATCATTAAGTGCTGCTTTCAAACCACCTCCAGCTTTGAACTGCTTCACCTTACTGCTATCACTCAGGGGCTCATATCCCATATCTGAGTAGATGGTGTTGGGAGCAAAGGTGTTCATGATCTCTGTGGGGTTACCACCAATCTGATTGATTACAGCACCATCTTCAGCAAGTACATTTGTTCCTACACCATAAGAAGGGAACATTTGTTCTGGTTGATATACAACATCTTCGGGTCTAATGTATTGACGATTAATGGGTTGTACAGGAACAGACTCTGCAGCCTGAGCTTGTACACCTGTCAGCTCCTTATTTTGTCTAGCTTTTCTAACAGCTTGTCTCTGACCCTTAATCATTGATGCTCCTTGAATAACATCCAATGCAGGCTCTATGTATGAAGTAGCACCTACACCCTTGGCACCACCTACAGCAGACTTACTTTTCAACGCAGAACCTGGAACATTAACAGGTTTCATCATTGCATCGATGTCAGGAGCTTGGGCAAGGGGAAAGTCAGTCATCAACTGTTGACTCATCTCTCTTCCACTAGGAAGAGTTCTTGTACCTACCTGAGCTTTATCCACCTTATTTTCACGCATGGCTTTTTTAAATTCTTTACCATGAGCTTTCATAAATGATGCTTCATCAGGGAACTTCTTGTAGAATTCCTTCTCAGACTTAACACCAGCGATTTTGAGCATTTGTGCTTTCATATTATTTGTATTTTTCAAGCCATTTACCAGACTTGGCTTTTGGTTTATTATAGTTGGTAAAATTAAGTAAGTTGTCTAGTTTTTCCAAGGGATACTCGTCAGCTCTATTTACACTTTTGCCATCCTCTGCTCTAAAATGTTCTCTTGGATATTCCACCACCTTGGTTCCATCAAATGTATAGTTCTTACCAGGATACATCATTTTAGTATCTCCTGTATCAGACACTCCAAGCAAGGGTTCTAACACCCCTTCCATGGTGATTTTGTTAGAGCTAATTTCAACAGGCTTTCCCCAGTTCTGAGGATTCCAATAGCCCTCATTATCTTTCACAATCTCACCGCCTTCTTCTTTCTTTTGTTTTCTATTTTTAAGTGCTTCTATAACACGTCTGTTTCTATCCTTAAGTCTTTGAGATAAGGCTAACTCTTCAGCTGTTGGTACTGGTGGAGGAAGACGTTTAATAAGTGCATCTTCCATACTTATAACTCCTGTTTCATCCATTAAAATTGGTTTAAGACGTTCAGGAAGTTCTTCTCCAACAACATTTCTTCCTAATGCTCCAACATTAATTACATTTCCAGGATATGGTGGTGGAATAGGACCCCTAACTACAGATGTTGTTGATATAGGTTTAGAAAATTTTACAGGCTTATACCCTCTTAACCAATCTCTTTTATAAATATTAAAGTTTGCAAGTTCTCTATCAAATACTGAAGGATTTAAAACACCAATTCCTCCAGGAGCATTTGATGGATAAAATCCCTCACCCTTAAATACAAATCCAGATTGGGCTGGTGAAAACACTCCTGTACCACTCTGTGTTGTTTCTATCAAGTATTTAGCTTCTGGAGAATTTACATCATAAAATAAATTACCTCTTTGAAAATAAGGGGCTTTTATATTCATAGCCCCAGACATATTTGGTGTTCCTTTTTCAATAGCAGAATAGTAATCAAGAACTTGTTGTAAATTTTTATTAGGATCAGTAATAATGTTTTCACCAGCACCTCTTACAAGTCCTGTTCTTTCTAAGTCTTCAAACGCTTTTTCACCTACTTGTCTATAATTTAATGTAGACTTTGGTTTAAATGCCCAAGGATTTATTTTGTATGCATTTCTAAGAGGAGTTTGTGTTGTGAGATATTCACTAGCTGCAACAGCACCTCTACCAACTAATGGAGCAAGGCTAAGAGCTCCTTCAACAGCTAATGGTGTCTCCCAACTCCTAGCAAACTTTTCAGCTTTAGCAGCTGATGTATATGGTATTGATTGACCTTCTAAGGTAAGTTCAGGATTTGTATTAATGATATTTCCTTTACTATCTAATCTTAAATGAGGTTTGTCAGCAATATATTCTTTATTTAATCTTCTTCTTCTCTCATCAGCCTGAACTTGTTCACTATAATTACGTTGTTTAGCAGGACCTATTTTAGGCATAGCTTCGTAACGCGCCCTAGCAGCCTGTTTCTGTTTTGCAGCTTCTACTTCTTTTCTAAGCTGATCCTGACGAGCAACCTCTCCCTGTGTAGGAACTCCAGATTGTGTAGCCAAATCTCCCATCATAGGACCAGTGGAATATCTTTGTGTAAGAAATCCTGTCTGAGCCTGAGGAACCTCATCATCAAACTTATCCAACCATCCTCCGTTCCTACTAATAGTCTTAGGTTTCCAATCTAGCCCTTGTTGATAGAAAGCCATTTCTGCTCCATTCTGAGCACTAGGAAGAGTTTTCTTAGCATAAGGACCTTCTGAAGGAGCAGCTCCAGCTGTTCTTGCATACATGAATCCTACAGAACCAGGAAGACTTCCTCCCATGGCGTACATAGGAACAGTCTGATCAGCACCAGCCATAGGAGGCATTAAGTTACCGCCATCTCTATAGTCTTCTTGACCCATTGAAATACCAGAAGGCTGAAAACGAACTTCTGGAGCATTCGCTTCTTTGATCCATTCCTTAACCTTTTTTCTAGATTCCTTACCAGACATTTTCTTAAAGTTCTTTAAATAGGACTTAGATATCTGTTTCATCTCTCTTTCTGTAATAGGATTCTCAAAGTATTCTTTATAAAAAGGATTTGACCTAAGAGACTCATCTTCATTTATATTTCTTAAGTCTATAAATGGATTTTGATTAGCAAATTCTGTAATAGGTTGATTGTGAACACCTGTCAGTCTAGAAGCTTCCTTGAAATATTTGCTGTTCAGTCTAGGATTTATTTCTTGTCTCATAAACTGTTTAGCACTTCTAAATGCATCATCTTTATCCTGACCTTGTAACATGTAATATTTATACATGTCAGCTAGAACATTTTTCTTAAGACCTTTTTTAGATTGACCACTTCTAAGATTAGGGTATTCTTCACTAAAAGCAGGGTCCATTATAAATCTATCAATATTCCAATGTTTTTCACCTTCAAAAGGAACAGCTGATGGTAAACTATCAACACTACCTACACTACCTATAGCACCAGCATAATTAGAAATAAAGTTCACCTCATTAGGATAAAGAGGAGCTTCAACACCTTTTCTTATTTGTCTATTAGTTTTAAAAGGTGTCACTGTTTTAGTAAGTTGATAATTACCTGATGCACTAGGAGTATGTCTTAAAACCTTTTCTTTATTTGATACAACTACTTCTGGCAGAATCATTTCTGTTTCACTAGCCTGATTAGATTTCCCACCATCTTGATACTTATCTAGCCATCCACCTTGTTTATAAATACCAATGCCAGAACTACCATAAATTCCATATTTATCTAAAAGATATTTGTTTCTATGTTTTATGTATTCTTCTTTTAGTTTCGGTTCAACTATTTTATGAGCTTCATACTCTATATCTCCTTCTGTTTTATAAGGGTCATTTCCTGTAACATAATCAATTAAGTCATTTCCTATCCATCTTCCAATTTGATTAACTCTACCTTTTTCCTTAAACATATTATGATGAGCTAACTCTGCCAGATAGTTTTTAATATCATCAGCATAAATTGTATTGTCCCAGTAGTGTCCTTTTGCTTTAGGTAAAGAAAAAAAACTTAGTGGATTGTTCTTTTTGTATTCTTTTTGTGACTTTACTTCAGGAAATCCATATTGTTTACCAAGTTGATCAAATGCATATCTTGCTGAACTTCCGCCAGTAGTGCCAATTGTTTTGTCTAAAAAATTTAAAACTGATTCTGGTTTTACCACCACCTCAGGAAGTTCCATTTTAGAAGAAACAAGAGTCCCTGTTTTATCTAAATATCCTATTCCTTCTTCATAAAGATCTTTATACTCTTTACTTCCTCTATCAAAGCATTTACCATCAATATTTACAAATCCTGGAGGACATACTTTTTCTCCTTTTTGAGCATGTAATAGCTCACCACCATTCTTCCAAGCCCCACCCCATGCAGGATTGAAATTAAATCCTTTGTCTGTGAGTCCTCCCATTGTTCCCTCAATACCATTCTCAGCCTTGTAGGGTTCAGCACCTCCAGCAATAGCACCAAAGAATCTCCTTTGCTTATCTGTAAGAGGCTGTCCGTGCACTTCCTTATCGTGCAGAATTTCTCTAGCTTTAGCCTTGGTGAGTTTCTTTGCCATTATTTATACAGTTACGTGTTTCCAGTTTCTATTTTTTATAACGTGTCCAATTAATGCAAAACTTACATTATATTCTTTAGCCAATTGTTGCAATGTATATTTTCTAGGTATATACTTTTTTCTTATTTCAACTACTTGATCTTCAGTAAGTTTTGAAAAATAATGAGAACTACCCTTTGACTTGTTTCCTCTTCCTTCTCTAATCATTTGTTGAGAATTCATTTTCAAAGTACCCCATTGTAAGTTATCTGCTTTGTTGTTTCTTCTATCATTATCTAAATGCATTACAATTGGGTGATCTTGAAGGTTTTCACAAAATACTTCAGCCACAAGTCTATGTACTTTCTTTGCCCATTTTTTACCATCTATGTGTACTTCTACTAAATTGTAATTAATATTAGAAGGACACTTAATATACTCTCTTAGAACTTTACCTTTATTCCTTCCACTAGCAGATCTAATCCTACCAAGATTACTTGCTTCGTATAAGTTATTAAGACTTGGTATAGATTTCCAAATTTCCATAATCTTTTATTTATAGCTGACCTGGGCAGGGGTAACAATAAACTGGCTGACAAGATGAGCATCAAAACGATTGTCAAGGATGTGCCTCACCTTCAATTCTTTGGCTCTCAGAGGTTCTTTTTTAAAGGATCTCTTGCCATAATCCATATTAGCCTGGTTTACAATCTTGTCTATAGACAGAGATTCACAGGTGGTTAGAAACAGAGGTTCTGACTTGCTCTTAACCAAAGACCAGAATGTGTTATACTGATAGAAATTATCACTCTTGGTGTAGGTGATAGTCTTACTTTCAGTGTTGTAAATAGGATAGGTCAGGTATTTACTCAGGTTGTTGAGAGGTTTGGGAACCAGCTCAAGTACACCTGTAGATTGCTGACCATTGTACAGAACAGCCTTGTTGAACCATCTATCGTCTGTTTCAATTCTAGCATTATCATTCCACACACCAGTGGTGGATGCAAAGTATTTGTAAGCCTTTGTATAGTCCTTTACATTCTGAAGAATCTCATCGTTATATTGATAAGCAAACGGATATTCTATAATGTAAGGTTCAATATTTCCGTAATAGTAATTGTATATTTCTGGGTTGGTCAGATGTCTCCACAGACACGCATTTCTAGATATGGTGAATGTTGAGTTGGTTATTTGGTTGGGTGAAATAAATACATTTACAGAAAATGACCTACTAGTTTTGCATTTTCCTGTAGACTGAATAGTAATCACATTAACAGCATCGTCCACTGTATAAACCACCCCATCAATAAGCTCTTGCAAAGTGACACCCGTAGCAAGAACATTCCCACGATCATCAGTGATGGTGAAAGGTCCCACTCTAGGGGAGGCTTTTGTAAGCTTTATGATTATTGTTTTAGACATCTAATTATCGTTTAACAAGGACCCATTACAGTGATGATACCAGTTCCACCAGTGATTCCAAGAGTTCCAGTGTTAGCACATATGTTTTGAGTGCTTACATAAGTTCCAGAAAGCGGTGTTCCTGTTCCACAATCCTCCCACTCAATGCTTATAGACTCAACAGGCTGAATCTGGTACGTTGTACAGTTTGTACCAAAAGCTGTTGTGGTGGTAGTCGTAGTGCTTGTACTAGTAGTTGTTGTAGTGGTTGTTTGTCCAGGGCACAGGCAAGTTCCAGAAATACCAAGATCCAGAAGATTTGCACTGTATGGCTGATAGATATTGAAGCAAACAACAGCTCCAGAAGCCCCGCCACCTGCTATATAGTTTCCATTACAATCGAAGTAGAAATATCCAGCATCATCTGTTATCTCAGCATCATGACACTCACAGGCAATTGTGGTAGTAGTTGTGGTGGTGCTTGATGTGCTACTTGTTGTTGTAGTGGTAGTGATTTCCTCACAAGCTGTTCCAACTAGGTCACATCCTGTATAAGCAGTTGTGGTTGTGGAAGTTGTGGTGGTGATACATGTACCCGCAATCAGGTTAACAATCAATGCTCTGTCAGCGTAATAAATTCTATCATTACATACACACACCTGCTGGGTTTCATCATCCAGGATGGTCACTGCAGGATGTAACACATTGTTGCAATCATAGAAGTCGTATTGCTGTGTAAACCCTGTGAAGTTGCTCACCTCATAAGTGTTACATGTACACACAAATGCTGTTGTTGTTGTAGTGGTGGTAGTAGAACCAGGCTCACCAACAAGTGCTTCAAGTGTTGTACAACAATCGTTCAATCCAGAATAGAAGAAGTTGTTTTCAGCAATATACCAGTTAGGAATGTAGCTATGGAAACTAATCCAACTCTTGGTGTTGAAGTTGAATGAAAGGGTCCAGCTTCTGTTACAGAAATATGCCTCATCTGTCAGATAAACCACCTCACGAGTGACAATTGGAGGTACAGTGGTTGTTGTAGAAGTTGTTCCAGGAATAGATGTTGTACTAGTGCTACTTGTAGAAGAAGATGTAGTGCTAGTTGAGTTTTGTGGGTACACATTATCAATGTAGAACTCCTGTGTTATAGGATCATACTTAATATCTGTTCTCTTTGGTGTATAGTCAAGCTTGGTGATGATCACTCTGTCATACTTAGAGTCGTACACACCATGTAGTCCTAATCCATCAAAGTGGTTATCTACATTTACATTAGGGAAATATCTCAGGATTTCAAAAGCCAGATGGTCTGTAAAGAACCTGTTCATTCCAGATCCAAAAGCAGACATATCAACCGCTTCGTTTCCACTAATCAAAAATATCTGTCCTCTTTTAGCATCAACCGTCACTTGTCCCTGAGGGATTTTCAGAAGCATCTTGTGCTGACATCCTACATATCCAAGATCAGTTTCTGCAAAGTCAACAGGAGGGGAAGATCTAAATAGAAGATCATTACCCAGATATGCAGCTTGTGGATTGCTTGTATTGATAGTGAGCATGGTGTTATACAGCAAGCTCTTGTTCTCAAATCTAGCCAACACAGCCTTGTTCTGAATACCATCAAGACTTACCAGCTTTCCAAAGTTCTGAGGAAAGTCAAAATAAGATAATGGTTTGTAAATCAACCAGTTATTAGCTCTGTTGTCTGGATCTGTCTCTTGTGTATCAGAATAGATTGCTCTGAAAGGATAGTTTGTGTAACAGATGTTACTCCAGTCATTAGGCAGATGCGTGAACACATTCTCCTTATTCTGCTTAGAATAAGTTACATTATAATAGTAGGTGTTGTCATTAGCAATAGACACATTAGACTCTTGCACCCAATCATCAGGAATACTATTACTTACATGCGGCCAGAAGTCCCCTTCTTCTGTATTAAACGCTTGACGCAAATCCACATTATAAGAAGACTCACAATAGAAGTATGGAATACCATAAGCAAAAAGGTACATCTTCCCATCGTAATAAGTTCTTCCAGGAGCATCTTCAGGAGTCTGAGAATTAGGACAATCAAGGTTGTGAGCCTTGAATGATATGAAGTTTTTCAATATAACACCAGCAGCCTCAACATTACTAAGAACAGATCTTGCTGAGAACCAATACTTTGGATAGGCTACATTACCAATCTCATCGTAGAAAATGTCACTATCATCAGGAGCACCTACACGATTGTCAAAGAAGAATGGGAGCTTGGTCTTGAATGCAAACTTGCTGATGAATGTATCTCCACCAAATATAGTTTCATATGTTGTGGCAGTTACAGGAGTGATATCTCTTTGGAACCCTGTATCAATTGTGTTGTATGAGTAGATCTGTCCATACTGACCTACAGAAAGGTTCTTGATAGAAGCGTAATAAGATACAACATTTATTGGAACATTCTTTCCAGGAGCATTACAATCTGCAGCAGGATTTGATCCATCCCCAAGAGCAAATCTAGAGTTGTCAACCAGTCCTGTTCCAGACAAGCTTGGCGTATCGCTTGGGAAAAGAAGGGGATCTATAGGCCCTGTGAAAGATAATGTAGATGAACTAGTTAATGCAATTGTTGTATTAGAGATATTTGCAACAGCTACAGGTGTAGTGAAAGAGTTCACTGTAACACACCCAACAGAAGCAATTGTTACAAATGTTCCAATTCCTGTAATAATATCAGTGTAATATACTAAAGATGGAACAAACCCACCAGTTTTACATAGCTCGTATACACCGTAGCTCTTTGTAGTAGTGATGTTTCTCTCAGAAGTCTTTAGATATACAGAAGACTCTCTTTGGAAGTTGTTGATAGGATCTTCGCCACTTCCAACACTTTGTACACCAGGAATCAGGTATTGAGCAATATCAAGAGGTCTTTGCTTGATTCCCAAGTTGTTAGCAATAGGTGCACTGTAATCATAGCTAGCTATCGAGTTGAAAGAATACGCATAGTTTCTTCTAACAATAGCGTTTGCATATATGGTTAAGTAAGCCTGGTATGCAGAAAATAATACAGAAACATCTGTTGGTGTTGTAATGCTTGCAATACTAGAAGCAGAACCAAGAGCATCTAGCTGTGCCTCTTTACTTATCAATCTGTAAAGAGCATTGTTTCTCACCTTAGTGAAGTGTGCAATACCAGCACCAAATATTACATTCTCTAGTCTAAGAACATCTCCAAGGAACGGTTGTCCGAAGGATGTCTCAGGAGAGTTGAATATCTGTCTGTATTTCAAATCATTATCAACAAAAGGATTGAGTTGAGCAGGATTACAAATACCAAATCCTACAGAATCAACCTCTTCTATTTCATATCCACTATTTGTACCATTAATAAAATAAGGTTTGATCAGAGACCAAACAATAAATGTTCCAGGACCAGTTGTTGCAAGAACCACCTCATTCAGTGCTCTTGGAAAATTACCATCTCTATCTTTACAAGCTACATTTGTTGGATTGTTCTGACAGAAATCACACCAGTTGGTGTATGGTGCTGGGGCAGGAGATCCCCAAGGCATAATCCCATTTGTTGGAGGTATGTATAGAAAATCTCTACCAACAGTTGGTAAACGTGTGATAACCTTGTATATCTTATATGTATTGGAGATGATGCATACCTTTTTTGCATCTCCTGTTCTAACTCTCGGTTCTATGAGAGAACAAACAGAAACAGAATCTCCAACATTTAGAACATCTGTTGTCTCTATCTCATTTATGTAGCAATCAATATATTCTACAACTATACCGTTCTCATATGCAGTGATGGTGTAGTTTCTACAAATACCATTTATAGAATCAGCAACATCAGTATTTGCTGTATATGCGTTACTTTTATCAAGAAGGAAAGGATCTGGTCTTAGGTCGTTATAAGGGTAGTTGGGGAAATAATAGTCAGTCTCTTCTCTAGTGTATTTACCGACATTTCTGAGAATGCCCTTAGCTACAATAGACTTATCAGGTCCTCTATCAGAACGAACAATCTTAAATCCAGCAATGCTATCTTTCTGCTCTTGTGTAAGATTGGAATTAGCAATCAATGTTGCAACGTAGGCTGTGTCAATTCTTACACCAATTGGGAACACAGCATCCTTCTGCATCACCATAGATCCAGGTGATGAGTAGAGAGCAGACTCAAATATAGGACTTACAAGTACATCTGGGAACTTGTGGTGTCTGATAGGCTTATCAGCCAAGTCTCCCCAAAGATCTTCGTTACATGGATATTTTTCTACAGACTCCCAATACGCAAACTCACCATACTGGTAAGATCCTTTGTAATCAGCTGCAGGAGAGTATCCTGGAGAGAATCCTGTAAGCGTGGCTGTATTATATATTTTCCAATACGGACTATATCCTATTGTACCTACTGTATAATCAGGATCACCAATGAAGTCAGCATTTGTGTTAGGAACAGGAGATGCATCAAGTGTGGTAGCTGTTCTTCCAGGAATATGAAAACCATCTGTCTGCTTACCATTCTTCAGGAGAAACACTATCTCAAATGCATACACCTCATCACGCAGGTACCCACGCAGGTTTGTGGCATTCAGCTCATCAGCGTAGGTTTCTGTATTAGGAATTCTCCAAGTTTCCCACTGAAGCTGAATTTGATTAGCAATCTGCTGATAGTTAACTCGGTCAATGGATGTGAGGTTATCCCAAACAAGAATATCACGAACTGCTGTGATGTCCTGAGCAATCTCGTAATAAGGATACTTGTTGAAAATATCATCAATCAATAGACGAATGTCTGACTTATTCTGACCAGTGTATGTAACCACTTGTTCATTATCACTAATGAAATACGTACCAATCAGCTCTACAGATGTAATGCCGTTGATGGTCTTAATCACTGCCAAGTTAAAATACTGAAAGAGCCCAGTGATATCTAAATTACTAACCCTCACTCTAATAGACTTACCCACCTGATAATTAAAATTAGGTGTGGTAATGCTTATATCAGCAATAGGTGTAGGATTTGTAACAGAGAAATACGAGGTGTATCCCTGACTTACAGAGTCAGAATACTGAATAGCAAACTGATATGTACCAGCTTGCAAGTCTCCACCAGTGGTAACATCAACTACATCCAATTGAGGAATGTTGAAATCAGGTTGAACATTCAACTGATTACAATCAATCTCATTGGTGAAAGTGGGGTCGCAAAGGTTTGCTCCAGATTGGAGCTTGTAGGGAATATTCTCCAGATCTAGATAGCGTCTGGGATTGTAACCATCTGTCCAATACACCTCAGTGGTGCAATTAGTAAGTTTGTGGACAGCCTTGTGAATTGGATACTTGATATTGAAATTCAAGCACTTAGCATTGATGTAAGTGCGATAGACACAATCATTATTATCCATGTACCCAATCTCACTATCTCCTGTTTCAGGATTAGCAAGAAAGAATACATGTTTACTCTTCTCATTAATAAAGTGTTCACCAATCAGTTGGTAACCCTCAGGAAAATTAAGGCAAAGCTCATTCCCTGGCTCATTCTGGTAGTTAACAGAATTTGAGTCAAAGTTCTCTACAGCAGCATTCAATGCATACGTGAGCTTACCCTTAGGAATCTGATTAACAGACTGGTCTAAGTTTAAGCCAGTGGTTGCGTTGTTATACTCCGCCCTAATGTTACCCTGGTTAGTTGTTTCTTCTCCAGCCATATCTGCTTACTCTGTTTGGAAGTTCGTACATGTTGAATCTATTCAGATCCTGTACAATTCTTCTTTGTTTAGCGTATACATCTTGCTTCTTGATCTCGATATCAGCCATGATGAATGCCTCATCAGACAATTGCTTGTAGTAAGCAAGCTTAGTCTGAAGTTGGTTAAATGTCTCATCATTGGTCTGATTGGTGAGGGTCTCAAATACCTTGTATTTGATGAAAGCCTCAATGTACTCTCTGATACGGTAGTTATCAGGGATCAGCTGGTTTCCTCCACCATCATATTCTGTGGCATAGAAAACCAGATGCACAACTCCATTTCTGAAGTTGGTTACAAACTTATTATCTCTAATATCAAAACTGTCAGCAGCAGAACTGTTGAAATTAGCACAGTCAAGTGCACAGTCTGCTCTAACAGAAATGTTTCCAGGTTTCAGCAAATATTTCTTTTCGTAAGCAATATTCAGCTGATTATTAGTTTTATATACAGCCTGAGTTATCTCAAGAGGACAGGTGCAGTTACAGGATGGTTGTGTACATACAGAACATGCAACACAGGCTGCTTGATTACATGCACCACAAACATCACCACCAACAGTGACAGGGCTCACTTGAATGGTGGTTTGACCAACAGCTTGGGAGTAGAAAGAGTTAGCTGACTGATAGGGATATCCACTTACATATGTGCACATCCAAGCTTCTCTGACAGCAAAGAAGTTATCAGGAAGTCTAGCTTCAAAGTCCTCGATATATAGAGTTTCTTCAGAAATAACATAAGTAGCCCTACCCAACTTTCTGAGACATTTGTCCAGATAGGTGGGAAACATCAGATCATCCACAGCTCCTGTATCGAAATAGCTTTTCAGTTCCTCCTTTACGGTGGAATAAACTATCTCAGGAGATGTGAAATTATATTTATAATAGTAGGACATTTAGCTTATTTTTTCCATTCGTAATATAGATGCTGATATTTTTCGTTGGTTTTTAAATAGTGGGATAGCAGTCTAGATGTCACTCTGGAGGGCTTGAAATACCAAAGCTCCAGATGTTTCAGCCTAGCTGTTTCTTTAAACCACATCCACCCAAAGAAATAACCCTCTGTGTGGTAGTTAAAGTTGTAAATTACCTTACCCTTCTCTTTAGTTTTTTTCCAGTCTATTGGGAGGTTTATGAACTCTTTCCCATCAACACCCTTGATCTTCCTTCTCTTTTTCTTGTTTATGGCAAACTCTCCAAATCCAAAAGGAAGCTTTGCTCTTTCTCCTGTTTCTAGGATGTACTCTTTATAAGCATCTGTGAAAGAGTAAATGATGTTTCTCCACTCATCAAAGCTTAGCTTTATTGAGGGGTGTTTCTTGCAGAACTGATTGTAGTTTTCTTTACTTGCACTTCTCCAGTCAATCTTGACTCTCATTAACGAGTATTTGGAGCGTTAGGTGCTTGACCATCTATTCCATCATCTGTCATATCTGTATCAAGCCTAAAATATGTTTGCAGAAGTTTTTGAGATGTAAGTTCAAGAACTTGTTTCTCTAGATATCCAGGAAGGGCAAACTCTTTGTCCAAAGGGTTTTTGCACCAATCATCATCACTAGGTTTACAATCTCCACATCCGTTATCTGGATACATCACCTCGTTAGGTACATCATTCTCAAATAAGGCAGCGATTCTAATAGCCTTGAGAAGAGGATCGCTCACATACAGATAATCATTCACTATCCAATAATAGGATTCCTTCTTGATGATAGGAAGCTTGAGCAGATTGATGTAACGGTTGATGGTAATTTCCTTCAACTTCTTACCAGTGCCCCCCATTGCATTAATAGACCAAACACCCTGAATCAAATATTGGTAGTTGCCCTCAGAAATACGAGGGAGCTTAAATTTACTTCTTGCTACAGAGCAAGGATCTACATATCCACAGCATTCAGAGATTGGCACCTCTATCATCTCTAAACAAGGGATAGTGGTGAACAGGGTTGATGTAGCCCACAGCTTTCTAAGGTTGGTTTCCCTTTTGATTAAAAGGAGACTGTTATTTCTAATCTCAGATGCAATAGCTCTATCTGTCACTAAGCTATCTGTAGACAGAAGCTTGTGCATAGAGCGTACATCAGAAACCAATTTCCTTAAAGTTGCCATTATAAATACTGTTTGAATATATTAGTCATACCATCTTCATAATCAATCAGGAACACTGTTAACTCAGCCTTGGTCACTGTATACCCATTCTTATCATCCCAAGAACTCTTTGCTTTAGAAAGAGCAGGGAGTTGATAGAACTTAATACCATTGAAATCCAAGCTCATCTCGTGGTGTTTATCTCCTGTAAAAATGTAGAAATGTTCATATTCTGACCAACTGTGCTTGTATTCCATTGGGAATAGATGAGCCAGTTTTGCAGGTTTTAGAGCATCACCATGATTGAACATCATCAATGTTCCACCAAATTCTGCATACTTTCTATATCTTGGAGATATCTCAAAGAGCACTCTAAAATTGTTTCTGAAATAAGTTTGCAACCAGCTAGCCAAGTGCCAACCCACAAACTCATCATGATTACCAGAAACAAATATTACCTCTAATGCTGTAACCTTCTCTAAGAGAAGATTGATTGCTTTCACCTCATGTTCACATATTTTGCGAAAGCTTTCGTGGTAGGAGAGAATGTTCTGTTGAGGTGTTCCTCTTGTAGTTGTTCCAGTGAACTCACTGTTAAATTCGTCCGATCCTATAACATACGTTGCATAAGTAATGTTATTGGACAAAGTTGCTTGGTTAAGAATTATTTCTAACTTCTGCAAAAATGTGTCAAATCTTGCTTCTATATCATTGTCTCCATAAATATCGAGCTTGTTGAAATGAGCATCTTGTTTATTGATTACAAGACATCCTTCTCTTTTCAGCTCATCGTATGGAGGTTCTTTAACTGTTGGAGCACTTGGCTCATAGTTCTCTAGAAATGAGATAAAACTATCTTGGAAAACCTGATCATTCTTTTTTACTCCTAACCAAGCTTTCACTTGGTAGTGAGGAGCTTCAGCATTTCCCCAGTAGTTCTGGACGTATTTAGTTATTTCCCACTTAGTAGTATCAATCTTACACTTCTCAATCAACTCATCTAAACTCTTGATTTCTTCTTTAGAGTTGAATACCACCTCACCAGTTCCTTTAGATACATCCTCAACAAATCTTACCAATGTATCTTCTAGCTCACTTATATAATTCCCTGATTCAGCTTCTGATGTTTTCCCCTCACCATTCCTTAATTCCTCTAGCAAATTTGCTACCTCCATTTCTGTAATTCCAAGTCTTTCAGCGTAAAACTTCCTACTTCTTTTCATTCGCAGGAGCTGTTCTAACTGCTGCAAAAGGTGTTGATTTCCAGACATGCAAAGTGGATTTTAGTTAAAATTAGAGTAAAGGTACGAAATAAATTTTATATTTTCCAAATTATTTTAACCAAGCCCGTTACTGGTTCTAACCAACTTAGTTAAAACAAAAACTCCCAGGGGTAGAAACCCCCAGGAGATACCCTGTAAAACCAACAAAACAGGGTTTTTAATATCACCATAACTCATTGGTTTTTAAGGAGTATGGGGTTGTGTTGTTATAGGATTGTTCACTCTGTAGTAAGTACTTGTAGTGGCTCCTGGGGAGTTGTGTGCATAACTAGCTGTATACAAGCTTCCCACAACACCAGATACACAAGGATTGAAGTTGGTGTAACCAATGAAATAAATATTTGCTCCTCCAGATGTACGCACTTGAATATATGCGTATTGTCCAGTAGGGATGCTTATTGTACCTGCTAATGATGGGGCTGTAGGACATTCAGGGATTGTAAATCCATTTATCAACTGTGTCCATGTTAAACCAAGAGGTTCTGGCTGAGTTCCCAAGAAAGGAGGAGGCTGAATTGAATAGTACACCTCAGCATTATTAATATTACCGTTACCACTCTCAGAAGACAAGTAAATCATCAGATTCTCAGGAGCTAATGTAGTGGTGGTTGTGGTGGTACATATAGTCAGTGTAAGATCTATATAGTTTGTGCAAGCTCCGCCAGACATCACCCTGACAATAGCTGTACCATTAGGTGCTACATAAGAAGTATATCCAGCCAAGAGAGATGCTTTAGACACCCCCACCTCAAAAGCTGAGGTGTACCCATCAACATCTGAGTATAGATTGAAGGGTCCTGTGTCAGCACCAGCAGTGGTTAGAGTTATTGTAACAACCATAACTTATTGATTCTTAAGCGATTGTGGTAGTAGTAGAGGTAGTAGAAGTACTAGTAGTAGTGGTTGTAAGTTGACAAATAGCCAGTTCTAGTTTTTGGATGATGGTTGTAAGATCATCACAAGTGTCAATGCCTGTACAAGGAAGATTGGGACCTACATACTTAATTAAGTTGGAAATCTTCAGCTTGGTGTCACAAGGATCTGCTCCACAGTTAGTTCCTGAGGGTACAATACTGCCTCCTGTAAAACAAGGACTGGTTGGTAAACAAGACATTTAAGTTAGTTTTATGGGATGTACATAATGTAATAACAAGCCAGAACAGGGGGAATATTATTGTGAGACAAGCCACCTCCTGTAGAGGAATTTGTCACAGTGACATTAATATTAGTGAGGCCTGTTGTAGAAGATCCTGTAATGTCTGTTGTGGGTCCTTCGTTAAAGTTACCACCACTTCCAAAGTGTCCTGTATAATCCTCATTCCATACGTTAGGAAGCGTGTGAGTGTGTCCAGGATCTATAATGTTTACAGAGGCTGCGTGCGTGTGTGCAGGAATCTGTGTAGTATCAAGAACAACATTGTTTGCACCAGTGATCATAGACAGTGTATAGTTGGGATTACCAGCAATACCAGGATCTACAGCAGCATTATATGCACCCCCACCAGGAACAGCTGTAACACTTACAGGCAGTCTTCCACGCTTATCAGGAGTACCATTTGCACCATTGCACAAGTAGATTTTATCCCAACCAAGACCAGCAAGACCTACACCACCAGCATCAAAGTTGGTGAGAGGACCGTAGTATTCAACAACTGTGTAAGGAACCATTTTGGTGTACTGCTGTCCTGAAGAAGCAGTGCTTGCAATGTAAGCAGCGATCAGACCATTCAGGTCAGCCAGCTTTACATAGTTTGTGCTTAGATCAAGAGCAAGAGCTGCTAGGTCAACTTCAAGCTGACAAACCTTATCAATTGTAGCTTGGAGAACATCATGCGTATCATCAGAATCTACAACACCACTCAGACAACTAACATCATAGTTAGCGTTCAGTGTAGCAAGCTCAGCAACAATATCATCAACTTGTTCTTGAAGATCACAAGCAGCCTTGATGAGGGCTGTGACAACATCCAGTACTGATATAGTTGTACAAGGTGCACATACAGGGAGATACTGACTTACCAGATTACAAATGATAGCTTCATCAATAGTTAAATTGATTCCTGTACCATCCAATGTACCAACGAGGAAAGTGGTGATTTGTTGTTCTACATGTGCAAGTGTATCACCGTTCTCAATACCAAGCTCAGGAATGTCAACTCCTGTATATTTAACGCACTGGTCTGAAACAATCTCAGCACATCCGTTATAACAATTATTGCAGTTGCTCATTATTTGTATTTTAAAATTTTTACTCTGCTAGCGATTTGCTCAACGGTGTAACTGCTAGCATAATCAGGGTTACACCATTTGAATGTAAGAATTCTCTTGTAGTTCAAGAGATCAATAATTGCTGTAGCAGGAACAGGTTGGTTTAACATGTATACAACATTGTTGTATAGGTTAGCACCTAATTCATTCAGCTTATGGTCTATATCGTGCAGTAGAGCAGGGATTGTTGAACAATCAGTGCTTACCAATCTTGGATATAACATTTTTAAAAGATTGTTTTACTTGTGCTGCAGCAGCATGACAAGCTGCGCATAATCCATTAATTAGTTGACATCCGCATCCAAACTTTGCTCCACATTTTCTGCAACTTGCCATATTAATAGAAGTTTATTACGTAATTGTTACCAGAGCAATTACAGTTGTTCTTCACAAAGTTATTCAGCATTTTCTGTGCTTGATTATACAGCGTAGTGGCTGTATCAAGAGCACAGTTGTTAGCAGCAGCAATTGCTCCTTGGATAAAGAAATAGATGGTGTTTAAATCCACCTTTGATTGGGTTTTGATAGCCTTATCGCACTCCATCATATCCAGCTTCATGAATGCCTCATCAAATCTCTCCTGAAGTTGGTCAACACGTAGAATTGTTTTTTCTACATAGTTAGTAATAGCAGGATCAATAGAATATTTCAGCTTGTATATTCCATCAGGTAGGGGCACAAGAGCAGCACCAGTTGCTGTAATTCCAAGAGACTCAGAATTAAACAGGTTGTAATTATTCACCGTAAAAGGAAGAACAACAGTTCCAAAAGATGGAACAGTGATTTCGATGGTGGGATTTACAGGAGTGGTGACATATGTGGATGCATCAGCAACGCCCAACAACATCTTGTTGTATGTAGGAAGAACTAGTATATCAAGGTTTAACGTGGGCATGACTCTTAAATAAATAAGCCAGAGGATTGAGTTTTAATCCTCTCACCTCTGGCTTAGGTTATATGATATTATTTACAACTCCTCTATTACGGGATCAAGGTAGAAGTGGTAGTTGTAGAGGGCCATACAGTGGTGGTAGTAGATGTAGTTGTGATACATGTGTTGTCACCAGTGATAGTACCCAGAGCAGCAGTAAGAATGCTGTTGATGCTTGTAGCTTCAGCAGAACCAGCCTCAGCAGCGATGATTACCATGTTATCTTCCATGATATAGTCTCCCCACTGATAAACAGTCTTATCATACTCATTGAATCTGATATAGAAAGTATCGTAGGTAGTACCAGCAGATACCCAGCTCTCAAAGTTCTCGTTGTAACCCACCATTCTGTAGAGGTGCTTCAGGTAACCAGCTTGGTAGCTGTAGAAGTTCTTCTCCAATTGGATAATCTCATCAGAAGTACCAGTTGGATAAGAAGAACGCTGCACAATAACAGGGGTAGCGATTACATTACAAGCATCAGCAACAATGAAGTCAGCAGTTGTAGCAGGACCCAGGATAACGAAGGTGCGGAACCACATTCTGTCATACTCATAAGGGAAAGCTGCAACATCACACGGTTGTCCGTATTTAGTCAGAGGCTTACCAGTAATACGCAGAATTGCAGAAGCATCGTTACCCAGACGCTGGAACTGATAGAAATCACTGAAGGTGATGTTATCAGGGTTGATGCCAGGACCTTGCTTTTCAAAAGCCAGAATGATGCTGTCAATCAAAGCAGGAACATCAACATTATCACAAGGATCAGCACCACAATCGCAACAAGGAGCCTGTACAGTTACACTACGAGTGAAACCATTGAAGTACAGAGTGTCCAGGTAGCTAGAGTGAGCACGCAAAGTAACAGTAACAACGTCACCACACTTTACATTCCAGCTTGTAATGTCTGTAATCTGGGTTACAGGGGTAGGACATCCTTCCACCTTGTAAAACTCAGTTACGTTAGAGTTACAACCAGAACCAGAAGGGCAACCCTTGATCTTGTCAGAACGCTTAGAACCTTGCAGATAAGTGTTTGTTCTACCTTGAGCTACATAGAAGTAGGGGGCAGCAGCAATGTTTACAGCAGTGGCAACAGTGTAGTCATTCTTGAAGAAGCCCACCTTACCAGCTGTGAGGTCTTGAGTAGAACCGCTATTGGCAATACCACTACCAACAGGAACCACGAAGACCGTAGTTAAAGAAAAATCAGCCATTGTTTTTTATTTAAAGGTTAAAAATACTTATTCGTTTGTTTGAATTCTCATTATTGAGCTTTGTACAGCAGATTGATTTTCAGTGTACATAGCCAGGTTTTGTACTGTCAGATCCAGAAGCTCATCTTCAAGATAGGTTTCAAGCTCACAGTTTTGATCTACAGAGGGTGTTCCATCAAACTTAACATATCCTGCCTTATCGATGTACACAGGATATCTCATGTAAGAGATGTATATTTTAGTTGGAGTGAACGTACCATCTGTGAAAATACTTATCTCATCTGAAGACAGAAAGTTGAATGTTTCCTGATACTCAAAGGAAGGTTTGTAATGGGTGTTGTTCAGAAGCAGGGAAATATCTCCATGCTTTGCCAAATCCTTGTTTATCCAAATCTTCCTATCCTTACATCTCCCCTTGTCAGCCAGTACATAACTATCAATATAGAACATGTACTTTGGAGTGAGTTGATGTATGTTTGCAAACCACTGATTGAGTTCAGCATTCTTAACAGACAGTGTAAGAGGCTGGTTGTTATATGTTATAACCAAGCTCTGAAGGTCTTCGTAACGCTTTTTAAAAGCGTCCAAACCAAGACCGCTCACCATACTAAAACCGTCTACCTTCTGTTTGATCAGCTTGATCTGAGCCTCATTGAGAGCTAAGATCTTATCTTCCAATTGGATCTGTTGATGATCATTAGTAGATAGTTTATTTAGTCGCTGGTCGATCTTGTATAATAAACTATCTACAGGTATCATACAGAAGCTAATTTTTTAGATTTCAACTTTTGTTCGAGGGTAATCAGATCTTCCTGATTATCATCATCGGCAAGATGTTTTACCAAATCATCCTCATCTTTTGCCACTTCAAACTCACCTTCGTAAACCTTACCATTAGCCTTCAGTCTGTAAACTGAGTGTGTGATGGCTTGTTTTACAAGGTCTTTAATATGGAGTAAGTTTTCCTTCATATCTGCAAATCGAGTGAACACCTCTACAGGGTTCAGCCCTTGATATTTGCCATTCTTGAATTCAGTTTGTTTAAGGACGTTATCTACTAGATTATATACAGCTTCCTCTTTGGTATCTTCTGTAACAGGCAAACCAAGCAAGCGAGCTACCTTTCTCTTCTTTTCAGGAGTCATAGCATCAAACTTGACAATAGCCTTGTTGATGAGTTGCTTCTTCTTAAACAGAACAGCATTTTCAATTTCATCATCAGCTACATAGAACTGAATATCAGCAGGATATTCACCACGCTCCCAAGCTTGATAACTAGAAGCAATTGTGGGGTGAACACGCAACCAAGAGAATGCAAGTTCTTGGAGAGGCATACTAAGATCAAAGAAGTTGTCACCATCTACCAGCTTTACAGGCTGTACGTGGAGAGCATCATCTGAGGATGTTGAGAGCCCATAGTTCCAAAACTTAGAACGAGGTCCCAGGTCAATTCCCCCAAGAGCAACTTCAAGTTTCTCTCTAAGGTTCTTTACACGTTCAACCTCCAGTTCTCTTTCTAGAGGATCAGAGATTCTGCGGATGTAGTTAGCTTCAGGATCAAGTCCTGTTCTATATCTACCATCTAGCTCTTTGTAAGGATACTTAAAAACTCCTGTACCAGGAATTCTAGTGAGTCCTTTAATCGCAAGACCGCCTTGCATTGTCTGCAATTGAGAGTTGTTGTACTCTTTCTTAATCGTAGAGATTTTTCCAATCTTACCCATGATGTAGTTAAATTTAATTTGGTTTTAAATTGGCAGAGTGAGTCCCATCGAAGGGATAGCGATTAGGAATCCCCTAACCCAATCACTCTGTAATTTGAGAGAAGCTCCCCCACTTGGAGGTGGGGGGCATTCTTCTCTCGGTATTTGGCGCAGCTTAGCTGCAGCAGTATTAGAACTGTGGGATCTCTTCAATCAAGACTGTGCGAGACAGGTCCTCGATGAATACATCACAACGGTCTTTCATCCAGATCTCGTAACCAGGGAATTTGTTCGCAGAGCTCATACCCTGAGACTTAGCAAAGCCCAAGTGGTGGCGAGTTCCATCGATATATCCCCAAGTCATAGAAGGTGCACCCTTCATACGAACTTCACGGATGTTGTTAACCAAAGAACCATCAGACATTGGAGACACGTCAAACACCATGAATACAGGGGTAGACTTCTTGTTCTGTCCAAATTCCAGGTTAGTTTGAGGCAGGTCAAGTTCCTTCAGGTGGATCAGTTCAACACGACCAGTCTCACGAGTAACCATTGCATCGAATGCAAAGTTGTAAGTGATGTGTTGTCCTTCGCCCTGCAGGTAACGGTTTCCGCTATCAGCCATGAAGGTAAGACCACTGTTCAAAGCGTCATTCTTCAAAGCTTGTTGGAACACGTCAAAACCAGCTTCGTTTGTATACATTTTAACACGACGATCCTTAACATCAACACGTCTGTAGAACAGGTCTCCAAACACTGAACGAATCAGGTTAGCAGAGAACTCACCACGGTTGTATTGAACCAGGTTACCGTTGTTACGCATTCTGTGATATACACCAGCAGATGTACGCTTCAGCTCTTGCTTGCTACCATGAGTCTTCACAGTACCAGGCTTGCTCCAAATCATACGCTTAACTTTCAACTCAAGCATAGACTTACGCATCCAGAACTCAATAAACGGCTCCCATTTAACATCATTACGAGTCAAAGGAAGTTGATTTCTACGCTGAGGAGCATATACCAAGATATCCAGAGGCTTACCAGAAGCATCTCTCATCATCTTGTCATCAGCCCACTCAGTGATCTTGTGCTCGAAACCATATGCAGAACCCAAAGATTCAAACATAGTGATCTTCTCACCCAAGCGAGGAAGACCCAGCAGATCCTGATCGAATTCACCGATAGCAGCATCAACCAGCTCAAGCTCGATACCAACTTGCAAGAAAGTAGAACTTACGAAATCCACAGTGGGGTTATCGCTCACCAAGGTGAAGCTATACAGGAAGCCCATGTTCCAAGGAACGGGATCCTTAATAACGTAGAAGCGAGGACCATACTGACGAGAACCAACAGAAACGATAGCGTTCTTAGAGAACTCGTTGGTATCCAAAACAAGAGAGAACTCTTGACCATCGATACCAGGCTTGCTCAGATTCAGGGTAGAATCAGGAACATTGATGATTTTGGGGAACTTGTAAGGAACCTGAACTTGCCATTTCCAAGCATCACTATTATTATCGATGTAATAAGGTGTGCTCTTGTTGATCATGTCCAAGAAGTCATTACTGTACAGTGAGCTCTGAGTGTACAAGGAGATAATCTTCTTGTCATAGTCTGCAGGCTCAGTTGAGTGGAATGATTCCAGGTGGTTAGCGTCGGTCAATTTACCTACAGCACGCTTGTCCATAGAGGCTACGCGGGCATAGGTAAAACCAGTTAAACCTGGGATTGTTTGAATTGCCATTTTGTTATCCTTTTAAATTTATTATGAGAAAATTATAAAAACCAAGAATTGGATTTAGGCTGGGATTTGCTTCCTTTCACACTACTCTTTTCCACTTGTCTAGCAACCTCACCAAACAACTCGTTGGATTTCTTGGTGATACCAGTCTTTTGGATGGTAGAGAGAGTGGGGTCTTTTTCCAGGATCTTCATGAGCAGAGCAACCTTCACTTTCATTTCGTGGTTCTCAGGTCTCTTTAGTTCCAGGATAGCTCTATCAAAATCTGTTAATGTTTCACCATTAGCAGTTTTGTATTTGTCTACCAAAAGGAAGTCTTGTAGTTCACCAGCAAGTTTTGGGTTGATGGGGATGCCATCAAACTCCTTACTCTTCACTTTATCTTGTAGAATAGTCTGAACGTTTTGTACGTAGTGGTTCTTGATAGCCTGTTTCTGTTGAAGCTCTTGCTGTGCTTTCTCCTCCATTTGATGGAGTTTCTGAGCTTCTTTCTTCACAAGCACTTTGTGGTGCTTGGTGGCTACCGTTTCAAGATCACCGTAGTTTTTCAGTCTTTCTACTTCTGTATCAATATCTTCAGACTCAAAGCCTTGATCTGCAAGAGCTTGTCTGATTACAGCCACCTGATTGTTCTCTTGAGAGAGATCCATATCAGAGAAGCTTGCGATTTGATTGTAGGTACCGAAGTATTCTTTCGGGTTAACACCTTTTACAAAGATGGCATCAAATGCTTGTTGATAATCTTCACCAAACTGACCAATAAAGTTATTTACCACTTCTATAGCTCCTCTTCTTTTTTCAGCTTGGAATCTTTCCAAGAAAGCTTCAGGAGTATCAATAGGGGTATCTTCATCATCCTCATCCTTGGTAAATACACCAAGTTTGAATAGGTCATTGGACAGAGCTGTGAATCTGCTCACTTCAGGAGCTTCTTCTTCATCATCCTCTTCTTCTTTAGTTTCAGCAGGGGCAGCCGTTTTAGCTTTTGCTTTAGGAGTAATAACTTCCTCTTCCTCTTCCTCTTCTTCTTCCTTATCATCTCCTAACAGGAACTTCTCAAGATTAGCAGAAGTATCTTCCTCAGGAGCCTTACCCTCAGCAACAACATCTCCAATTGTTTTACCAGCAGGAGCTTTCTTAGGGGCAGGAGCAGGGTCACTCACCTCTTTTACAATCTCTTGAATATCATCAGGATTGCCTGTGGAGGTTTCTGGGGAAAGGAGATCATTTAAAAGCTCAGCATTACCAGCACCCATTTCCATGGTGTTCTCAATACTAAAGTTCCCAAATGATGGGGTGTCCAAATTTTCAGCCATATGTAGTTCTTTTTATTTGGTTTGTGGATGTAAAAGTATATAAAGACTATTGAATAACAAAGAGTTAGAGCACTATATTGCCCATTTTTCAGGATAATATAGCATTAATGTTTTTTGCTCTAATCAAGTTTGTTTATCACTGTGTCATTTATTAGCCTAAAACTACGAATAGGAGCTAGGTCTGTGAGCGTAACTTGTTGAATTTCAACACCCCACTTCTTAGCTTCCACCCTAGCTTTCTTAGAGAGAAGATTGTCAATCTCAGTATCGATGCATTCTTCCAAAGACTTATCCATCACTACGTTCTTGATGATGGATTGTGTCATGTCAGACAGAGCATCCTGAGCATCGTACACCTCTAGAAGGAAAGTCTGCACGTCAGCAATTCTATATTTGATTACCCCCTTCACCACAATGTTCTGCTTGTCTTTTGTATACAAGCTCTGTGGAGGAAGACTGAGTGTAGTGACAACAACGTGGTTTGTCATAAACTCATCTACAATAGGGATTCTAAAATGCAAGCCAGGCTTAGCCACCTTATGAAACTTTCCAAAGCGCAAGACAACAGCCTCCTCATACTCCATAACAATGAAGAATGGGACAATCTTTTCTAGCCAGTTGGATATTAAGTCTATGAGCCTATCAAACATTATTTCTTAGATTTAGGTTGTTTAGCTCTACCCTTAGCGTTCTCTTTAGCAATAGCCAAATCATTAGCCTGATTTTCTCTAGCCACCTGGAGCTTCTCTCTTTCAAGAGACAGCTTTTCGGAAGCTTGTTTGTTCTTGGACAGAATCTCTTGCATCTTCATCTGATACTCTCTTGCTGCTTTAGACTCTTCGCCAGATATTTTACTTAGCTCAAGAACATCAGGAATAGCATTTTGATTTGCATCTTCAGCAGCTACATTACCATATCCTGTAGCAGAAATAATTGCAATCTCTTTCTTGTTGAGTCTATCGAGTTCTTTCTGGTAGTTATCGTTAGCTGTCTTCTGTTCAGCCAACATAGCTTGTTGCTCAAGTTGAGCTTGCGATTGTTGTTGCTGCTGCTCAAGCTGTTGCTGTTGCATTTGCATTTGCTGCTGTTGCATAGCGTCTTGTTTCTCTTTCAGAGTCTTGAAGATGCGCTTCATCTCTCTGATAGACTTGGTGCTGTACAGCTGGATAACATCGTAGATAGATCCACCATTCTGCATCAAAGGCTGTGCCATTTGACGAAGTTCATTGAACATTTGTGTATCGTCAGGTCTATTAGTCAGGAACACCTTCAGATCACGGAATTTTAAGTCTGTACCATTCACCTGAACAAAAGCAGACTCTCCTTCAGATGTGATGTAGGAAAGAGTAGACTGAGGTTTCTTAGACTCTACATATAGAGCAGCATCGATAATAGCTTGATAGAGCTGACCCATGATATATTCGTGAGCCACAAACAGAGGCTCTGTCTGAGAATATGATTGTTGAACAGCAGTGTTAACCCCTGTAGCAGACTCACTAGCTGAAATAGATCCAAGTCTTTGCTTACTCATACCCACCAGTTCCCAACACTCATTCTTTAGTTGTTGAGCCAGTGTATATCTAGATTGAATCTCCTGCGTGCGCGTGAGGTCAATGTCTCTAAACTGGTTGAAGCTAGAAGGACTCTTTAAGTTCTCAGGGCTGTCATCAATAAACACAACACCCCTGTTACGAGCTTCCATTTCCCATACATCCAGTGCATCTTGGGCATCACCATCCTTGGGAACAGGTACGTGTCTGATGGATGTCAAATACACCTTACCCACCTCTTTCTCAAGAAGTTTGTAAAGCTGGTTCATGCACACATTGTATAACACCTGGAAAGGCTTCATCAAGTCAATAATAGACTTAGCCTCCGTGTTCTTCACCTCGTGCGTTAAACCAATAATAGGACAGTAGTTGAGAAGTTTAAACGGTTTAACATGATAGATGTCTGGACCTATCTTAACTCCCTGATACCACTGGTTCACCCATCCCCATTCCAAAGACTCTTCTGTAGGAATAGTACCACTCTTGTAGTTTTCATCTACAAGCATAGATTGCTCATTACCCAGTTCATCTATGTAAATGAGCTTACCAATCTTTCTCTTGGAGAGCCAATAAGCACGAACCACAACATACTTGTATCCAAATGAAGACACATTGGACGTAAGTCCTAAGAAGTCTTGCAGACCATCATTATTCTGCTTCATCTCAGATTCAATCAACATTCTAGTCTGAAGCACCAATGGGTCGTATGTATCATATGTAACTGAGTCAATACCAGGAGATACGTTAGGATTACCCAGGTTAGACTCACGAACATTAATCAAACCATAGTCTTGAAGAGATGAACGCAGGTGATCAATCTCTTCTTTTGTAAGATCAGGAATGCTTTCGATGATTTCTGAAAGCTCCATAACTTGCACTGTACCAGCTGCATAGGCTCCCTGAGCTCTACCTGTAGGATCAGAGATCCACTTACGATCAGGAGTTGTAAGAAACCAAGTGTTCTTTGGGTTAGCCACTTCGATATTGAACCCAAGCTTAGAGTTGTCTTCATAGATGTGATAGAATTCTCTTGCTGAAATACACAAATCTCTGAAAGCATCTTCAGACTTTTCTTTCAGATTGAACTCAGCTTTCTGACATGTGAGTACGTGGTTAGCCCACTTCTCAGCAATAGATGTGTAGCTGTCAAGCTCATCTTGCACTTGCTCCATGGTAAGTTGCTGAAGCTGTTCTTCATCAATCTCCTGACCAGCCATGTCTGCTTGAAGAAGAATCTTCTCCTTAGCCTTGTTCATGACATACTCCTGGAGAATGCCAGTTTTAAACTCTAGTTCTTCAGACTTGCTATCTTCATCAAAAGCTTTAACACGGAATGTGTCAGGTCTCTTAGAGATTTCACCAATCAGTTCATTCAGAGGTGTGGTGATGATGGAATACATCTTCACATATGCAGGAAGCTCTAGGTTGGTAGTGAGCATTTCTGTAAAGCTCTTCACCTGAGGCTCTTGGTAGAAGTCTTCCATTCTCAGGATGCCCTTTACCAAGTCATAGTTCTTAACAAATGTATCACGGTTCTTTACATACTCAGCATAAGCCTTGTTTGCAAAGTAGTCCATGGTGTTCTTAATCCAACTCTCATCCATCTTCTCCTTCTCAGTCTTGAACTGATCAGGAAATATGTTCAAATACGCATAGCGTATGGTTGCATCTTTGGTATACCTAATGATAGCCATTATGTAAAAAGTTTACGTTTTTTCGTGTTAAATAATCCTCTAGAGTCTGTGAACAGTTGGTTCTTTGGTTTAGACTTAAACAGAGCAGCCACTCTATCATCTCCAGATCCTCCCACTCTTCCAAGAATAGGGTCCATCTTAAGTGCCTGAGCAATAGCTAGTTCTGCAGCAATGATGCGGTCAAAGTTGTCTACATCATTATATTGAATAATCTCTTCAAGAAGGACAGGATCAAACATCTTGGTGATACCTCTCACTTCCTTGGTGATATCTCCATTCTCATCTCTTTCTATAAGAATGGATTCCTCCATGTATTTCTTCAGACAGTTGTGAAGATAATCTCTGATCTTGTCTGATGAACGGTGTACTCCATACTCACGTTTAACTGTGGTATTTGGTACCACTTCCATAAGCCACTGTGGTTGCTTTTCCAGATAGTGTGCATCGCCTTTAGATTTCATGTATTCAATAAAAGAAATATCATCGTTCTCGCAAAGTGCTCTAGCATTGTAATACTTGATAAGCAATCTAGCCTGTTCTTCCCAGGTTTCTTTCTTATCAGGTCTTGCTACATACGAAGCTACGAACATATCCTGGTACTTCTCACCTGTCAAATCATGCATTCGTTTATAAATATAAACTGCTCCCAAAGAGGAGCTATATGCTGATTTACCCTGTCTGTAAGGGTCAACTCCTGCTACATAGAGTCCATATGGAGGATTCTCAACAGGAAACTCGTATATCACTACAGGAGCATCTTTCAGATCTGTAGCTTTGAGTGGGAAGTTAGATATGGGCTGTTTGTCTGTAAACTCATGACTGAGCTTTTCTCCATCATGAAACAAAATAACAGGGGTGCCTGTCTTGCCCTGTTCCATGAGTCTGAACTTCTGACGCTTAGCAGCCTCAATATCAAATATGTTTGTGTCCTCGTTCAGGAAGATGTCATCCACTTCTAATGGGTAGTACATCTTCTCTTTTAGATATGCTATTCTATCTCCAGCTTTCTTGAGTCTTTCTAAGTTTGTGTTTGTGATGTTTAATGCTTTCTCTTCATCACTTACCAACATCTTAATGTTGTGAAGATCGCTTGTTTCAGGCTGTTGAAGAAATTTACCAAGCGTACTTTCTTCCTTAGCTTCCATTCTATACTTATACGAAATAAACAAGCCATGAACACGTCTCTCATCCTTTTCATTGTTGTAGGTTAGGAAGTTAAAATTGTCCACATCAAACATTAAGCTCTTGGCATCCAAGAACTTCTTCATATCACCACCAGTACCAGTGAGAATAGGAGAGCAGCCCCATCCAAATGGTGTGGTGAAACCAGGCACAGCTGCCTGGAAACCTCTAAGGAAAGATCCTTTACCAATCTCATCAATAATTAGTTTACGTGGTTTTGTACCTGCGATAGCCTCTTCATTGTTACCCTCATCCAAGTTTCTTACAAGGATCTGGGAGAAGGGAATACGTTCTCCAGCCTTTGTTCTGATACCGAGTGTCACTTGGTTTTTCCAGTTGTCCTCAATCCTTTGCCATCTCCAAGCTTCTGGTAGGAAGTTCAATCCCTTGTCAATCTTATCTGTAATAAGCTTAATATCGGGTGCGTTCAGTCCAGCAATAATGTTCTGGGAGTTCTCATCAAACGTAGCTCCCCAAGCAATATAGCTAGCCTCAATTACAGACTTAGCAAAACGTCTAATACCTAGGATGACTAAGCCTCGTTTCTCTTGGTGAGCTCTATCAATTTCGTTGGTTACCACCCACTCATTATCACGTAGGTAGGGATTGGCATATTTCTGGCTGATTCTTCCACGCTCATCAATTACATCCACTTCTGTATGCCATATATTAAGATGCCAATAGAGAAATGGGTTGATGTACACCCCATCCATCATAGCACCATTCAAACACAGGTCTTTATGAAACTCAAAAAAGGGCTTGTATTCTGCTGACTCACGGTCAGGAATACGCTTCTGGTTTATAAACCAGTCATCGTAGCTAATTTTTTGTAATTCTATCATCCTCTGTTCTTCAACCAGTCTTCAGCCATGCTTGACATTTCTCCTTTACCTCTTACCTCCACCTTAGCTTCTTCAATCTTACGAAGCTTATCAACCACCTCAAGAAGAGCTAGATAGTTCTTCATTGTCTCTTGGATAAACTTACCCTGTGCTTCAATAGAGGCAATCACCATAGGAAGCATGCCTCCTTTGGCTGTAGGTTTCCATTCAATCCTGTCTTTTAGTTCATGTAATGGATTTGCATCCACGTATGCTTTCCAGCTCTTGAGCTGTTCTTCAGCCCAATCTAGTTCAGCATTTACATATGTAGTTTTAGTACTCTTCGCCATCATCTTCTTCTTTTAGAATGCTATCAAGATCAAGACCTTGTCTAATGATTTCATCAATCTCACTATCCCCAGAATGTGGGACATCCATCTCTAATTGGAGCTTGTATTTCTCAAGAGCAAACGCAAACTCTTTGTCTGTCATTCCCCATATGTCACCATAATCGGAAAGAGCTGTTGAGAGGTGTCTTCCTACACCATAATGTGGATAGGACTTATGCAGCTCTGTGAGAAGGCTGACCAGCTTGCTAAAGTCACTTTGTTTTCTACTCATTGGTTTATGTCAGTTCGTTAAAATCTTCTTCGGACAATTTTCCCTTAGACCTCTCAAATATTTTCTCTGAAAGATCCTCGTAATATTGTTCTCTGTCAACGTTCATATATTCATTACTTACAGATATACCGATGGAGTCTTGTTCCTCATCAGCTATCCCAATCAAATCTATATAATCTGCCCCTGATGTATATACATCAATAAGCGTGTCGATAAATCTTTTTAGAGGGATCTTTTTCAGTTTCACCTCGTTGTCATTTTTCTTCATTTTGTCATTTCGTCTTCCTGCTCTTTTGTTAACACAGCACTCCACTTGTTTATTGGACAGCTACAGGAGAGACATTTTGTTTTTGCTGCCAGGGTGCATCCACAATTTGTACAATGAGCATCTGGTCGTTTTGTCTTATGATTCTTGGAATGATAAGGACAATTGTCACAAATGCTCAATCTCTGCTTGCTGGTTTCTTTGATGAGGGCTTTCAATTTCGCTGGGGGAAGCAGATTGTTCCTCCAACCCTCGTAGATCTGAGACAGGCTCATATTCTAATTTTGGTTTTAACGCTAATATAGCTGCTTTGACACTTTCCAGCTTTGTTCTGTTTAAAGCTGTGTCGTGTTCTGGAATCTGAATCTTTTTCTCCAGAGCCTCTTTCATAAGAATGAGGGTTGCCAT